GGCCTGTCTCACCAGTAGGGCCTGTTGCACCCGTATCTGTAGCCGTTCCAGGAAGGCCAGCAGGGCCTGTATCTCCTGTAGGGCCTGTCTCACCAGTAGGGCCTGTTGCACCCGTATCTGTAGCCGTTCCAGGAAGGCCAGCAGGGCCTGTGTCGCCAGTGTCACCCTTTGCTCCTAAAAGTGCCCAGGAAGGAGGATCTGCTATGCTTCCAACATCGGGTGCGATATCTGTATTGTTTATCAAGCATACGTAGGCTATTCCAAGGTAATTTACTGCATCATTTACAATATATGCAGTTGAGTCATTCCACGCCCCTATCCAATTTATTGCAACTATAGGCCCAGTAGGACCCGTGTCGCCAGTATCCCCTGTTGCACCGGTATCTGTAGCCGTTCCAGGAACACCAGGAGCGCCAGTGTCACCCGTAGGCCCATGTAGCCCAGCATACGGGAGTGTGTTCCAATCAGATGTTCCATCACCAATCTTAAATAGTTCTGTGCCAAGTTCTATACCAAGTTCGCCTGAAGCTAGAGTTGGATTGTATTCAATCCAATTAGCAGCAGTATCTCTGCGAAACTGAAGCTGAATGAATGGCATATCTACCATGTTATTTTAAAATTAGATTGCGCTTCCGCAATCAAAAGCGGGTCCATTTGTGTACGTATTTGATGCACCACCGCCATCAAAGATAATACTACTATATATTACTTGACCGGTAGGGCCAGTAGCTCCAGTATTTGTGGCTGTTCCAGGGAGGCCGGCATCGCCAGTGGGGCCCGTAGCACCGGTCTCGCCGGTAGGGCCATCAATACCGAAAAGGTTTATATTATAAATATTGGTTGGGAATGTTCCTGTAATATTTAATATATCGCCGACTAGTAATTCTCCCGTTGCAGGATTGTATGTGCTCACATATCCCTCAAACCTATTATTCCTGTCAGTGGAATCTACTACGACAACTGCATTTCCAGGAATATAGGCGAGCCCCGTTTCCACGTTGAAAACTTGTGAGCCACCTGCGATAGGATATGGATTTGTTGGAAAAATTGTGCTTGTATTGTATATACTTCCTGATTTTCCAGTAGGACCAGTATAACCTGTAGGGCCCGTAGGACCCGTAGAGCCATTAATGCCATCCAGATTTACATTATAGGTATCATAAATAAAGGTATTTCCGATATTCGTTACATTATCTATAATAATATCGCCAGTGACTGGGTCATATGAAAAAACCCTTCCTCTAAAGCCAACATTAATATCACTAGCAGATACAACAACGATAGTATTTCCAGGAATATATGCAAGGCCGGGATTGATAGGAAGGTCTTGCGTTCCACCTTCTGTCACAGTGGGGGTCAATTCCTCTAGTGTTGGTGAGGCATATCGAGGCCCATCGTAGCCGGTGGGACCTGTGGGGCCAGCACCGCCTCCTCCGTTTTTTAAGAGAATCATCCCTCCACTGCCATCAATCGCCTGATATACGGAAAAGGGGTGGTTGCCAGGTGGATTTGTTGTAAATTGTGTAGATCCTGTAGGATTAATATAATATTTAGTTCCAGCTGCTCCAGTGAGCGATAGAATCTTCCTGTATTCGCCAAAGGGGTTGAATGTAAAATAGTCTTTGGTGGGAACCCCAACACTTGTCACTATGCCAATGGTTTCTAGAACGGCAGTGACATCTCCTATTCCGTATGATTTGGCAAACACTCCAGAATTATTTATATATATGGGATCGCCTACAATAAATGTTCCAGATGCATCTGTTTGATTGATACTTACGTATTGGTTATACGTATTTAAAACTCGGAAACGACTGATTATATTTCCTGAGAAATTTTTATCAAGATCAAATGTGCTTAATGGTGAAAAAATAGGGAATCCATCTTCATCTACTGTAAAAAGAAACTGACGAGATTCTATATTGCCTGGTGCGCCGTTAAATTGAAGTGAGCTATCGATGCCGGCATTATAGTAATCAACATCCTGTATTTTTGCGTAGAATGTCCCTTGACCAGTATTATAATCTGGAAATGGATTACCATTTGCATCCACTGCATCATTTACAATATACAATTTTGTAACTTTCCATGTAAAACCAGTTCCATCGTTGGCAATCCAATCACCGGGTATAACATTATATGCATCATAATAATCTTGATAAAGCCCGCTGCCAGGATTATATACGTTTGCTGAAAAGATAGGAAAGGAATTAATAACTCCACGAATAATATATTCATTCGATTTGCAGTTTGTAACTGCCACGAGAAGGCTGGGTGGTATTTGGGTATCTTCTTGCATAAAATATCGCATACCAATATCGAGTGATTTAGGGGGCGGGAGAAACGCTGTTATTCCGGTTGGCGCCGACATCTATCTACCTTTGTGCGTTAAAGTTTATGATAAACTATCATAAACTTTATCGTCTTGCGGCAAATTTACCGTGATGTGCTAAATTTAAGCGTATTTTATCCTATGAGCAATGTTATTTTCAAATTATTAACCCCCCTAGAAGATGAACTGGGGCCTGAAATGGTTGAATATGCCCCTTCTCGTGCGCTTCCAAAACCAGATTTAGTAGATGTTATACCATTAATACGAATACTAGTTGTAGTTACCCCATTATTACCCAGGGGGCCTTCATTTTGTCCATATGGCGGCGCGGTTCTGGGTGGTAAAAGCATTCTGAAAGCTTCATTTCCAGTAATATATGCCTGCGCTTGCTTATTCCATTGTTTAAGGTATGCCTCAAATGTATATGATGCATTTGAAGGAGTAGTTAGAAATGTTCCAACGTTAGTCCAACTACTTCCACCCCATTTTGACCAGGTTGCCCCTTTAAATATTACAGGCGATTTTAAATTTATTGTAAACATACTGGTACCCGGTATTAATATATTTACTAAGTCAGGCCTATCATTAGTTAGATTACTTAGTGTTGTTCCCACTAGTTTAGCATAAATATTTATTTCCCCAGCACCACCCCCCCGCTGCTTTCTACGCGCGATTTTGCGAGATACTCTACGATTGTTCTTGCGTCGCAGAGTATTTTTCTTAAAATTTCCCACTCTATATTTCATTATATTAAGAACTCACAAATAAAAGAGTGTTACGGTTCCTAAATATCCATCTGCAGAGGTGCCTGAAGGCCTTATTGCAGTGTTTCCACCTGTGAGAATAGTGGTATTGATATTTGTAATAGTGGTGGAATAATCAGAATTAATCTGATAGTGTAGTTTTGTGTTGCCAATATTACCACCCGAAACTGGATTCCACTGACCCGTCGAATAATATCCAGAGGCTGCTATTCCGGTAATAAACGCATATTCAGTTTTACTGAGAGCTATCTGATCCCTATTACCAGTAGTAAAAACCAAGTCGGGAGCAACATCGGTTGTAAATGCACCGCCAAGGGCTAAATTACCAGCCGCAGAAGCCGAAAAAAGTCCTGGAGGAATATATACTTTTGATATACCTACTCCTGATGAAAAATCCACAAAAATCGTAAAAGATTTCGTCAATCCGGTTATCGGAAATGCCGGGCCGGCCGAACCAGTAGGCCCCGTAGGTCCAATAGAAATCTGCTGACTTGCACAAACAAGGCGATTTGCCAATTGTATCCGTGTAAGCTCACCCGAGTTCATCTATCCTATCCCGCGTAAAGACATAGACGAGATAATCCCCACAGAAGAATATAATGTCTGTGCCGCCGGGACATAAAGTCATCCTTTTGAGCATGGTTAAAAATGAGACACGCATTATTGAGCGCTTGATGAACTCTGTAAAGGGTAAGGTGGATGCGGTTGTAGTTTGTGATACGGGCTCTACGGATGATACTGTTGCCAAAGTTAAGGCTTGGCTTCAAGCCAATGACATGTCAGGTGGCACATTTGAATATCCATTTGTGAATTTCGGAAAAAGCCGCACACAGTCATTCCTATCATGCCAAGAATGGGTAGCCAAGGTCGGATGGGACGCAACAAAAACTTGGGCGTTACTTCTCGATGGTGATATGATGTTATCGGACCCTGTAGATCGCGTGGCCTTGGCGCGCCTTGCGCCTGACCAGGCCGGTGTTTCTCTTAAACAGTCGGCGGGTGCCCTTATCTATAATAATGTGCGCGTGATTCGTTGTTCGGAGCCGTGGGTGTGTAGAGGATCTACGCACGAGGCCTGGACATGTCCTCCTGCAAAGAACACAATCATTTTCGACTCGCCGGTGCTTGTTGATCACGGTGACGGTGGCTGTAAGGCGGATAAATATCCCCGGGATGTGCGTTTGCTCAAGGAGGATTTGGCCGAAATGCCGAATGATGCGAGGACGCATTTTTATCTCGGTCAGACATATTTGTGTATGCGCGACTGGCCTAATGCGATTACGACGTTGAAGCGGCGCATCGAAATCGGGGGATGGGATGAGGAGGTTTATATTGCACGCTTGTATCTCGGAGAATCCTACGAGAATTCGGGTGAGACTGCAATGGCGGTATATACATATATGGAGGCATGGCAGGCGCGTCCGTTTCGCACGGAGGCTGCGATTCGCCTTGTGACCCTTTATAGGAAGCAACCGAACTCGCAGTTTCTCGCATCTATGGTTCTGGAGCGCTTATTTGCCTTACAGTATGGAGAGGATCTGCGCACTGGGCAGCCCGTTACACCTCCGAGAAAAAATACTGATGTTCTTTTCGTGAATCATCGTAATCTGAGTTATCATTTGTGGGAAGAACTCTCCATTGTTGGATTTTATTCGGGCCTTAAAATGCAAACGTGGCTTCAAATGGACCAATTGGACCTTAAAACGAAGCTCAACTGGCATGAATTTAACATTTTGTTTGGACATCTGCATTGGTATGATTGGTGTTTGCGCCCGCGGCGACACACACGCTTCCAAGTGCCATTGCAGCGCCTTCCGTGGGCTACAGAGCCCGAGGCGGGCGTGTGGCAGCCTTTCAATCCTAGTATCCGCGTAAAATCGGACGGCAGTGGTTATCTTGTAAATCTGCGATGTGCCAACTATTATACGTTAGAGGCAAAACATTATCAGTATAGGGGGTTTCATGGCAAAGTTCTTACACGAAACTGTTTGATGGATGTGCCTAAAGAGGCTGGGTGGAATAATCCCGCGAGTGTAGAGGAAATTATGATAAATCCTGCGATCAAGCAACGTGATCACTATATTCGCGGGGTAGAGGATTGTCGTCTCATTCAGGGAACAGATGCAATGGAATTTCTGGGGACGTCGCAATCCTATTCCGATAATGGGAGGAATAAAATCTTTCACGTTTGGAAAAATGGGAATGAAGATACATGGCAATTGAAGCAGATGCCCTTACCTACGGGGGTGAATCCTGAAGACACACAGAAAAACTGGTTGGGTTTCAAGCACGAGGGGAAACTTCATTATATTTATAACTTTTCTCCGTTTCGTGTATGCGATGCATCTGGTGTGGTGAAGGTGGATGTCGCTACGACGACTAGCCCTCTGTCTCTAAGGGAGTATCGTGGATCGGCGGGGCCGACGCCGTGGAAATCGGCTGCATATCCTGATGAGGCATATTTATGTGTGATGCACAAGGTCTATATAGGTAATGATGGACGGAGATATTACCACCGTTTCATGACGCTGGATGCGGGACTCAGGCCGTCGCGCGTCAGCTGCTTCGTGCGTTTCACGCGGGAGCGTGTCGAGTATTGGAGTGGCATGTGTCAATCTGTGGAAAAAGATTCTGTGTGGATCACATATGGACTCAAGGATTCGGAAGCATATATTGCAGAGATGCTTCTGACTGAGATTGAGCCATTACTAATGTATAATATTAAGACAGGAGTTGCGCAGTCGTCGGCGGAGCGGCTGGCTGTTCTGCGGGATCGGACTTAGCCCACCAATACCCCTTGTTCTCTATATAGACAAACCCGCGTGTCGTATCATCACGTAATGCAGGAAACTGCGTATAGAAATCTGCAGAGCGCTGGTGATATATCTTTATTTTCTCTTGTGCTTCGAGCTCTGTGAGCGCACAGTCCAAGAGAAGGCTTCCACCGATTTTATTCTTTGTCATGAACTGCGAGTAGATGAGAAACGTGGCCTTGGCGAATTCTGCATGAGTGGGGTAGGGCATGGGATTGTAGTTGTTACTATGGCATTGGACGGCTTCAATTTTTACGGCGGGGTCGAGAGGATATTTAGCGCGGCAGCAATACGATCTAGGGCGCCAGCAATACTTGTAGGGGCCGTTCCCGTCCAGTCACTCGGATTTGCGGGGGTATATGCAAAAGAATTGCTCCATACAAGCCCACCACCAGTAGGGCCTGCAGTTAAGACTTGTCCCTGCGCCCCTGTGGAACCAGTATTATCTACTATAGCATCAATTGTAAGGAATGTTTTTAGGCTGGTTGTGCCTGTAGTACCACCAGCTATTACATCACCTGTCCATGATACTCCATCGGTCCCCTGTAAGTAAATGGAAGCACTACTACTAATACTAACTCCAAGAGAGACGTAGCCATTTGTAGGGTTGTATGTGATTCCATATAGTTGCCCTTCAATAGGCCCTGTTCCACCAGTCCATGATACGCCGTCAGGGCTTGTTAAGTATACCCCATATTGATCGGTTGGGAAATATGTTCCAACAGCAACATAACCCCCTGTAGGACCGTATGTTATTGCATTTAAACCCCCGTTAATAGGTCCTGTGCCACCCGTCCAACTCTGTCCATCAGCACTTCTTAAGTAAATTGTATTGTCATTAGTACCAGCCCCAACAGCAACATAACCTCCTGCAGAATCATATGCGATTGACCTTAGTTCTGCTTGAATCGGCCCCGTTCCACCTGTCCATGATACTCCATCAGGGCTTGTTAGGTATAAGGAATCATTATAAGCATTTCCAACAGCGACATACCCGCCTGCAGCGTTATATGTGATTCCTTTTAGTATGCCTTGAATAGGCCCTGTATTACCTGTCCATGTTACTCCATCAGGACTTGACAAGTATAGGGTATTATTTCCAGCATTTCCAACAGCAACGTACCCTCCTATAGGCCCATATGCGATTCCATATAGATCTCCATAAATAGGCCCTGTTCCACCCGTCCAGCTTACTCCATCGGGGCTTGTTAAGTATAGGGTATCAGCTCCAACAGCGACATACCCGCCTGCAGCGTCATATGTGATTCCATATAGATTTCCTTGAATAGGCCCTGTCCCCGCTGCCCATGTTTCTCCATCTGGGCTTGTTGCATATATTGTATCATTATTAATATCATAACCAACAGCAACATATCCGCCAGTAGGTCCAGATGTAATTGCCAGTAGAAAATGGCTAGAAGAAGGTATGATTGTGGTTATTTCCCTATACACAAGCTTACTACTCCCAGTGATGCTCGTGCCGTCTGGTGAATACAGGATTGCGCCCGTGACTCCCGTGAAGGAGAATGCTGCACCCGTGGGGCCATCACTCCACACAAGTCCTGAGCCCGTCGGTCCTGCAGTGAGGAACTGCCCAGGAGCCCCTGTGGAACCAGTATTATCTATGATGGCGTCGATCGTCATGGATGTTTTTAGGGTGTTTGTGCCTGTGATACCCATTAGAGCGCTAGCTGTCCATGATACGCCGTTAAGACTTTTATGGTATAGAGAAATTGCTGGATTAGAAGTATCAATTCCAACCGCAATATACTCTCCAGTAGGTCCATATGTGATTGCATTTAGTTCTCCTTGACTAGGCCCTGTATCACCTGTCCATGTTACTCCATCACGGCTTCTTAAGTACAGGGTGTTTGGTGGATCATTATTATCATATCCAACAGCGACATAACCGCCCGCACAATTATATGTTATTCCATACAGTTTCCCTTGAATCGGCCCTGTTCCAGCAGTCCATGATACTCCATTAGGGCTCGACATGTATATTGTATTACCTTCAGAATGATGTCCAACAGCAACGTACCCTCCTATAGGCCCATATGCGATTCCATGTAGTTCTCCATAAATAGGCCCTTGCGCGCCTGTCCATGATACTCCATCGGGGCTTGACAAGTATACGGTCTCAGTAGTTTCAGGACCACCCCCGCCTGGATCATATCCAACAGCGACATACCCGCCTGCAGCGCCATATGTGATTGCTTTTAGTTGCGCTGCATTATACATATCTATCCCACCTGTCCATGATACTCCATCAGGGCTTGTTAGGTATAAGGAATCATTATAAGCATTTCCAACAGCGACATACCCGCCTGCAGCGTTATATGTGATTCCATATAGAGCTCCAAATTCATATCCTCCCACGTCAATAGACCCTGTCCCACCTGTCCATGATACTCCATCGGGGCTTGTCAAGTATAGATAGGAACCTGTATATCCCCCTGTACTATGAATTCCAACAGCCACATACCCGCCTGCATCGTCATATGTGATTGCTTTTAGTTGCCCTTGAATAGGCCCTGTTCCAGCAGTCCATGATACTCCATTGGAGCTTGACATGTATATTGTATTATTTCCATTCTTTCCAACTGCCATATACCCACCAGTAGGCCCATTTGTTATTCCATATAGAGTTCCTTCAATAGAAATTTGTGTAGCTGTCGTTACATCCTGCTTATAGACCAGCTTACCACTCCCTGTAACGCTTACTCCATCAGGTGAATATAGAATAGAGCCTGTGGGGCCTGTAAAGGTGATTCCACTTGTAGCCACTGTCGTATCACTCCACACAAGACTACCGCCACTAGGGCCTGCAGCGAGGAACTGCCCAGGAGCTCCTGTGGAACCAGTATTATCTACTATTGTGTCAATGGTGAGTGATGAAAATAATGGATATATATTTTGCATTTTGTCGCTACCCGTCCAGCTTATGGGATCACAGCTTATGACGTCAGTGCTTTTTAGGTATATGGTACTGAATTCAGCAGTATCCAGAATTGTTCCAACAGCGACATACCCCCCTGTAGCATCATACGTGATTCCCGATAGACCTCCTTGAATAGGCCCTGTTCCTCCTGTCCATGATACGCCATCGGGGCTTGTTAAGTATATTGAATTTTGTCTTGGAATACTATAATCATATCCAACAGCGACATACCCGCCTGTAGCGTTATATGTGATTCCATGTAGTTGTCCTTGAATAGGCCCGGTTCCACCTGTCCATGTTACTCCATCAGGACTTGTTAAATATATGCTATCAGCTCCAACACCTCCAACGGCGACATAACCCCCAGTAGGTCCATATGTGATTCCATATAGATTTCCTTGAATAGGCCCTGTCCCCCCTGTCCATGATACGCCATCGGGGCTTCTTAAGTACAGGGTGTTTGGTGGATCATTATTATCATATCCAACAGCCACATACCCCCCTGTAGCGCTATATGTGATTGCATGTAGAATTCCTTGAATAGGCCCTGTTCCTCCTGTCCATGATACGCCATCGGGGCTTGTTAAGTATAGGGTATTTAACGGGTCATTAGCATCAGATCCAACAGCCACATATCCCCCTGTAGGCCCATATGCGATTCCATGTAGAATTCCTTGAATAGGCCCTGTACCACCTGTCCATGATACGCCATCAGGGCTTCTTAAATATAGGCTATCAGCTCCAGCAAATCCAACAGCGACATACCCGCCTGCAGCATCATATGTAAGACTTCGTAGCTCTCCTCCAATCGGCCCTGTTCCAGCTGTCCATGATACGCCATCGGGGCTTGTTAGGTATAGGCTATTAAGAGAAAGATACCCACAAGCAAGATACCCTCCAGTAACCTTAGGTATTATTTCATATAAACGTGCGTAAAGATATGTTTGATCAGGTATTATCTGCTCTTTATACACCAGCTTAGCACTTCCTGTAACACCTGTGCCATTAGGTGAATACAGAATAGAGCCTGTGGGGCCTGTAAAGGTGATTCTACTTGTAGCCACTGTCGGATCACTCCACATGAGGCCGCCGCCAGTAGGGCCTGCAGTTAAGACCTGTCCAGTAGCGCCTGTAGAACCGTTGTTATCTACGAGGCTGTCGGTGGTGATAGTTGCATGTAATATACCAGTAGTGCCTAGAAGTGTGCTACCTGTCCATGATAAGCCATCGGGGCTTGACAAGTATAGGGTCTCAGTAGTTTCAGGACCACCCCCGCCTGGAGCATTTCCAACAGCGACATACCCACCTGTAGGTCCATATGCGATTCCATTTAGAATTCCTTGAATCGGCCCCGTCCCACCTGTCCATGATACGCCATCACTACTTGTTAAGTATATGGTACTTGTCGGCTCAATAAGAGTTTGTCCAACAGCGACATACCCGCCTGTAGCGTCATATGTGACTGAATTTAGCTGTCCTTTAATAGGCCCTGTTCCACCTGTCCATGTAACTCCATCGGGGCTTGATAGGTATAGGGTATTACCCGGGATGTTAGTATCTAATCCAACAGCTACATATCCACCAGTAGGCCCATATGTGATTCCATTTAGAAATCCTTGAATAGGACCCGTTCCGCCTGTCCATGATACGCCATCGGGGCTTGTTAAATATATGGTATTACTTGGGTAAGTATTATTATCAAATCCAACAGCCACATACCCGCCTGCAGCGTTATATGTGATTGCAGTTAGAACTCCTTGAATAGGCCCTACCCCCCCTGTCCATGATACACTATCGGGGGTTGTCAAGTATAGGCTATCAGGTCCAGTATTTCCAACAGCGACATACCCGCCTGCAGCGTCATATGTGATTGCCCTTGCAGTTCCTTTAATCGGTCCCGTTCCACCTACCCATGATAGGCCATCGGGACTTCTTAAGTATAATGGACTAACATCATCATCCGTTCCAACGGCTACATACCCCGTTCCACCACAATCAATAGGCCCATACGCTATTCCATTTAGAATTCCTTGAAACGGCAATGTTCCGCCTGTCCATGATACACCATCGGGACTTGATAGGTATAACGGGTTAGCATTGTTAGTAGTTCCAACAGCCACATACCCCCCTGTAGGCCCATGTATGATTCCATATAGTTGTCCCTCAAGAGCGACTGGTGATTGAATAATCTCTTCTTGAAAAACTGCCTTAGCACTTCCCGTTAGGTTTGTACCGTCGGGCGAATACAGGATGGAACCTGTGGGGCCTGTAAAGGTGAGGGCTTCTACACTCACATCAGCCCACACAAGTCCTGAGCCCGTCGGTCCTGCAGTGAGGAACTGTCCAGGAGCCCCTGTGGAACCAGTATTATCTATGATGGCGTCGATCGTGATGGATGTTTTTAGGCTGGTTGTGCCTGTGCTACCACCCATATTCGCGCTACCGGTCCATGTTTCTCCGTCGGGGCTTGTTAAGTATAGGGTATTCGATGGACTACTAAGATCAACTCCAACAGCTACATATGCACCAGTAGGTCCATAGGTGATTCCATTTAGGAGTCCTGGAATAGGCCCTGTTCCACCCGTCCATGTTTCTCCATCGGGGCTTGATAAGTATAGAGTATTGCCATTAGCGTATCCAACAGCCACATACCCGCCTGCTGCATCATATGTGATTGCCCTTAGCGTCCCTTGAATAGGCCCCGTTCCACCTGTCCATGTTTCTCCATCAGGGCTTGTTAAGTATAAAGTATTGTATGGAACACTATCATCAAATCCAACAGCGACATAGCCCCCAGCAGAGTCATATGTGATTCCCTTTAGAACTCCTTGAATCGGTCCTGATCCACCTGTCCATGTTTCTCCATCGGGGCTTGATAAGTATAGAGTATTGCCATCAGCGTATCCAACAGCCACATACCCGCCTGCTGCATCATATGTAATTCCATATAGGACTCCTGGAATAGGCCCTGTTCCACCCGTCCATGTTTCTCCATCGGGGCTTGATAAGTATAGAGTATTGCCATCAGCGTATCCAACAGCCACATACCCGCCTGCTGCATCATATGTGATTCCATATAGTTTTCCGCAAATAGGCCCTGTCCCCCCTGTCCATGTTTCTCCATCAGTACTTGACAAGTATAGGGTATTAGCTCCAGCTTCTCCAACAGCGACATACCCGCCTGCAACGTCATATGTGATTCCATATAAAATTCCTCCAATCGGCCCTGTCCCTCCTGTCCATGTTTCTCCATCAGGGCTTTTTAAATATGCTGAATTAGCATCGATACGCCCAACAGCAACATACCCCCCTGTAGGTCCATATGCGATTCCATATATAGTTGCTGGAAATGAGATTGTGGTAGTCGTTGTTATAAGATCTTCCATATACACAAGCTTACCACTCCCTGTAACGCTTACTCCATCAGGTGAATATAGAATAGAGCCTGTGGGCCCTGTGAAGGCGAGCGAGCTTACATCCATTTCACTACTCCACACGACCCCGCCTCCTGTTGGTCCCGCCGTGAGGAACTGCCCAGGAGCGCCTGTAGAACCGTTGTTATCTACGAGGCTGTCGGTGATGCAGAGTTCATTAATTCCCACATTTGGCAAGACACGACGGCTAGCCACGGAATACATCGTCGCTGTAAATATTTGATTACCTGTCGTGGAAGCTGTCCAATTTATACCGTCATACGAATATGCTACTTGATTTGGTATTTCACCGCCGGCAGCCCAAACAGTTCCATTCCAAGCAACGCTACGGGAAGCATATGTAAAAATTGCATTACCAGATGTTGATGCTGTCCAATTTATACCATCATATGAATAAGCCATTTGATTTGTTCCCTGGCCACAAGCAACCCATATGGAACCATTCCAAGCAACATCTTCACATGATATTGTAAAAAGTGCATTGCCAGAGGTTGAACCAGTCCAGTTTATACCGTCATATGAATAAGCAAGCTGATTAATTCCCGCGCCGCCTGCAACCCATATGGAACCATTCCAAGCTAACGATGTACATCCACCAACTACAAATGGCCCTGGTGGAGCGGAAAAAATACTGATACCTGATGGGGATGTTATCCAGTTTATACCGTCATAGGAATAGGCAATACGAAATTGCTCTTCGGCTGAAATGTTTTGAGATTGACCGCTAGCAAGCCATAATAATCCATTATAAGCAACCCTTACTGAGTCATAGGTAAATGTACTATTACCAGATGTTGATGCTGTCCAATTTATACCATCATATGAATAAGCCATTTGATTTGTTCCCTGGCCACAAGCAACCCATAATCCACAGCCCCATGCAATACCTTTAGCGCGAGTCGTAAATATTGAAGTACCAGATGTTGAAGCAGTCCAAAATATACCATCCGATGAATAAGCCATTCGATTTGTTCCCTGGCCACAAGCAATCCATAATATACCATTCCATGCGACGGCATAGCATTGTCCTCCGACTATGAGTTGTTCAAATTCATCTATTATATTACCAAATAATGCACTGCCGGATGTTGATACTAGCCAATTTATACCATCGTATGTATAACCCATTTCACAAAAGTAGTTTATTGTATCCGTGCCAAAGCCGCCACCGACCATGAAATTTTCGGTTAATGCTATTCCCACGCCTGTAGGGCCTGTATCACCTGCAGAGCCTGTATCACCTGCGGGGCCTGTATCACCTGCGGGGCCTGTATCACCTGCAGAGCCTGTATCACCTGCGGGGCCTGTATCACCTGCGGGGCCTGTATCACCTGCAGAGCCTGTTGCACCGGTGTTAGTAGCTGTTCCAGCAGGGCCTATGAGACCAGTAGAGCCTGTTGGGCCAGTTAAGCCTGTTGGACCTGTTGCACCTGTATTCGTAGCTGCTCCATCGGGGCCTGTTGCACCTGTGTTTGTGGCATAACCAGGACGTCCAGTGGGACCCGTATTGCCCGTGGGGCCAGTGGGACCTGTTCTGCCTGTGGGACCTGTAACACCTGTAGGCCCCGTATTACCCGTCCAACCTGTAGGCCCCGTATTACCAGTTGCACCTGTATTTACAGCCGTTCCTGGGAGCCCAGTAGGGCCTGTATCACCCGTGGGACCGGTTGCACCAGTAGCACCTGTATTACCTGTTACACCTGTCGCACCGGTGTTACCTGTCGGGCCGGTATTGCCTGTAGGACCTGTGTTGCCTGTTACGCCCGTGGCCCCAGTATTACCTGTAGGGCCCGTAGGGCCGGTATTACCTGTAGGACCAGTAGCACCAGTATTACCTGTAGGGCCGGTAGCACCCGTAGCGCCCGTATTACCCGTCGGGCCTGTATTGCCTGTTACACCAGTAGCGCCAGTATTACCTGTAGGGCCGGTATCACCCGTGTTTCCTGTAGGGCCTGTGTTACCCGTGTTGCCCGTGGGGCCTGTGTTACCTGTGCTACCCGTGTTGCCTGTAGGGCCTGTATTACCTGTTACACCTGTCGCGCCTGTATTACCTGTGGGGCCGGTATTGCCAGTGGGGCCGGTATTACCAGTGACGCCTGTAGCACCTGTATCACCCGTTGGACCTGTATTGCCCGTATTACCAGTAGGGCCCGTGTTGCCCGTGGGGCCTGTGGCACCTGTATTTGTAGCTGTTCCAATGGGGCCTGTCCAACCTGTAGGGCCAGTTGGGCCGGTTGCGCCAGTATTTGTAGCTGATCCAGCGGGCCCAGTTCTACCTGTAGGGCCTGTAGAGCCAGTAGGGCCTGTTCTACCTGTAGGGCCTGTAGGACCAGTAGCGCCAGTATTTGTAGCGGATCCAGGGGCACCACTTTCACCCGTAGGGCCTGTATCACCTGTTGGACCTATATCACCCGTATCACCCGTTGCCCCAGTATTTGTGGCAGTTCCAGCAGGACCGGTATCTCCTGTCCATCCAGTGGGGCCTGGCAATCCATTCAAGCCTGTAGCACCTCTACTTCCTGTCGGTCCTGTTGCACCTGTATTTGTAGCGGTGCCGGCAGGCCCAGTGTAACCAGTGTAACCTGTAGGGCCGGTGGAACCTGTAGGGCCTGTTACACCAGTAGGGCCTGTATTGCCGGTCCAACCTGTGGGCCCAGTGTTGCCTGTGGGACCCGTATCGCCAGTGGGACCCGTGTTGCCCGTGGGACCCGTATTGCCCGTGGGACCCGTGTTGCCCGTGGGACCCGTATTGCCTGTAGGGCCCGTGCCAGGCGGACCAGTGTTGCCAGTGGCACCAGTATTACCAGTAGGACCAGTGTTGCCAGTAGGACCGGTGTTGCCAGTAGGGCCCGTGTTACCAGTAACGCCAGTAGCACCAGTATTACCAGTAGGGCCCGTGGGGCCAGTATTGCCAGTGAAGCCGCGGGCACCCTGTGCTCCTACAGGGCCAGGCTGCCCCTGTTGTCCTGTAGGGCCTGTCCAACCCGTAGGGCCAGTAGGACCCTCACATCCTCTTGGGCCAGTGTTTCCTGTTGGGCCTCTAAAACCAGTAGGGCCAGTTACTCCATACGGCCCCGTGGGTCCCGTAGAACCAGTTAGTCCAGGGCCAGTCCAACCAGTAGGGCCTGTTGCGCCAGTATTTGACGCCGTCCCCGCAGGCCCAGTGTAACCCGTGTATCCAGTGGGACCTGTATTGCCAGAAGGGCCGGTATTTCCTGTCGGGCCAGTAGGGCCGGTCTCACCCGTTGCACCAGTATTTACGGCACTACCAGGATCTCCGGTAGGTCCTGTAGCTCCTGTACTACCAGTTGCACCCGTGTTTGTTGCAGCACCATCGCGTCCAGTGGCGCCAGTACGACCAGTAGGCCCGGTAGGCCCAGTGCGACCGGTAGGGCCAGTCCAACCAGTAGGGCCAGTCCAGCCAGTATATCCTGTTGCGCCTGTGTTACTAGCTGTTCCTGCGGGGCCAGTATAACCAGTAGGGCCAGTCGAGCCTGTCACACCTGTTGCACCTGTGTTTGCCGCTGTTCCTGCGGGACCTGTCCAACCAGTAGGGCCAGTCGAGCCTGTCACACCTGTTGCACCTGTGTTTGCCGCTGTTCCTGCGGGACCCGTCCAACCAGTAGGGCCTGTTGGACCTGTTGCGCCAGTTACACCGGTTGGACCAGTTGCGCCTGTTGGACCAGTTGCGCCTGTTGGACCTGTTACGCCTGTTGGACCAGTTGCGCCTGTCGGGCCTGTTGCACCAGTTGCACCTGTGTTACTAGCTATTCCTGCAATGCCTTGAGCTCCAGTAGGGCCTGTTGCACCCGTATTCACTGCCGAACCAGGAACTCCTCGAAATCCTTGTGGCCCAATTTCTCCTGGCGGCCCTTCTTGACCTGTGGGTCCTCTACATCCGGTATCTCCTTTGGGACCTGTTGCCCCTGTATTTGTGGCTGTTCCTGCAATGCCTTGAGTGCCGGTAGGGCCAGTCCAACCAGTATAACCTGTTGCGCCTGTGTTACTGGCTGTTCCTGCAGCACCGGTGGGGCCTGTAAATCCTGTAGGACCAAGAGGACCATCTGGACCGGTCGGGCCGTAGGGCCCAGTTGGACCAAAAATTCCTGTAGGGCCAGTGCTACCTGTTGCACCAGTATTTGAAGCCGTTCCAGCAGGGCCAGTCGAACCTGTAGGGCCAGTATTACCGGTGGGGCCAGTATTACCGGTAGGGCCAGTATTACCCGTTGCCCCGGTTCCTGACATCAAATAACTCTACATCTACGAGTTATTAATTTTTGAGCCTATTTTTCCACTCAAGAAACCCCTTGGTCCGTTCTACAAAATAGGACGATCCGAGAAGTTTTGTTGCGATTTCATGAAGTTCCATTTGTGCTGGAGTTAAACTGCGAAGGTATTCTGCAGCCTCAAGTGTAATAGGGTGGGGGGGTTGCTCTTTCCGATCCATTGATATACTAAAAAGAATATATGATTGTTCATCAATTTTTAGCCAGCGCAATAGTAGGATGGCGTATATTGCCTTTGATTTAGATAACACCTTAGGATTCTTTGAACTAACCAACCAGCTGGCCTTTTTGTGGAGCCCAGAGTTTCTCGAAAATCCAGAACAATCTGCTCATAACATACCCCTCGAACTAAGTTCAAAACTTAAAAATAAATTAAAAGCCGCCCGTTCGCGATTTGTAGATCATCTTTTAAACTATCCAGAGTTTTTAGATCTTATTATTCGCCCTAATGTCGATATTATTTTTTATCAGATTCTTAATGCAAAGCGTGCAAATCGTGTAAAAGCGATCATCATATATTCAAATACTGGCGTTTCGTATTCCATGGAACTTGCTAAAGAGTTAATTGAGAAAAAATATAAGTATCCAGGTTTGATTAATCTTATGGCAGACCATTGGCACCCTCTGCGTGTAGCTGACCGCCCGCGTTATATTCCCGAGGGCCGCTATGTGCCTCCAGAAAAGACAATTAAAACTCTTAAAATCCTTTTTCATCAAGTAACAGGGGAGCGTGCCCCCACCCCTACAAATAAGATTATGTTTATGGATGATCACATGCCTAAACACAAACTCCAAGAACAAGAGGCTGAAGGATTAACCTATATTGTGCCAAAAGCCTTTTACCCCGAAATACGTTACTATCATAAAAGGGCATTGCTTTTTTTAGCATATGAATCTTTGCAATACTGTGGAGTATTAAGTGATGAAACATATTTATCTTCTGGCTTTTGTAATCGTGTAATAATTGCTAAAGATAAACAAAAATATATTATTGATGGATTTCCTTCATTGTATAAATATGTATGGAATGAAATATATCATATTGATGGGGGTAGATCCCCGTGGATTCCTGATACTATTACGTTGAATGCGGAAATCTCGCGTTTTTTAGAGAAGATTTAGTCGAATGGCAACTTGGCGTACTAAGCTAAAAAGGATTCCACCCCAAATTGAATCGGCTATAGCAAACTTGAGTTCATAGTTTGTTAGAGTTGCATAGTTTGTGAAATCATATACAGCATATGTGGAGAGGCCTACTAAAAAGGCCTGCATATTGCTATGCGTTTGGAGAAGTAGATATGCAAGAGCTATATATACTATGGGGGCGCCTTCCCAACGAAGTGTCATTGGCGCGCCGCCCTGTATCTTTTTTACCATGGTTTGCGACCAGTTGCCCACGGTGAATAACCACGGGATATCGCATATGATAAACAGTAGGGCGATAGGGATAAGCGTTCTGATTGCGTCCATTTTAGATTCTCTCTACTCAGGTGATATTCTAGAAATGGCGGAAGAGACTGTTAGGTTGGAGGGATTTTCCGAATCTCTCCGAGGAACGAAATCGTATTGTGTTTCTTCTGATCCGAAATTCGCGCAGAACTTTTTGAAGGGGCGTGTAGCTGCATTAGACGCGGAGGTCGCGCATCGTGGGCGGAAAGTTCTTGTGTTTCAGGGCTCCTATGTTCCCCCGCGCTGGCTTTTACAGATGGGCTGGGACGCCGTATTCCATGTGCGCGACGTCCAAGATCTGAAACTCGCACTTACCTATATTCAGCACACATCGCGTCCTACCCGGGTTGTATGGACAGGGGGTGACCCCGCTGTATCTGTTCTGAATGCTCTTGGGCGTATGGATGGTATTACGCTGATCGCATTGGGAGAGAAGGCTCCGCAACACTCCGATTGGCAGATGATTTTCTGGGAACCAGATGTGGCTATAGAAATCGTTGAGGCCACGATCGTCGGACGTATGGGGCAGCTCGGGGCAGCTGGCTTGCGCTCTATCTTAAAAGAGTTGCGTGCATCTTCTGTGGGCCTAGTGTGGTCCTCTGTAGGGGAGACGGATACACGTGGGGGATTATACTGGTATGACCCCGCAGAAGGAGCGGATCTTGCAACTCATATTGATCCGCATGAAGCCGCCGCAGTTCTTACCGAAGTGGCCGCATTTCTCACACGCTAATAGGATAATGAATCGGACGTTGAAACTGAAGGCAATCCGCAGGTCTTATCGGCCAGAAAAGAAATTCGATGCGGTGTTCGAGAAAAACGGTAAAGAGAAGATTGTGAGCTTTGGTGCGGCTGGAATGTCCAACTATACCAAACACAAGAACGCCACTAGGAAGCAGCGCTATATAAGGCGGCACACAGGCAAGGGCGAGAACTGGGGACAGCCTGATACACCTGGGGCACTGTCTCGCTGGATTCTGTGGAATAAGCCATCCTTTAAAGACTCGGTTGCAGATTATCGGCGGCGGTTTAATCTCTAACGCCGCTTGTTGCCTCTGCGCTTCTTCATAGTAGAGCGGCGGTCACGACGACGACCTCCACCGTCCGGAACAGCAGTGAAAAGACTCCTCGCCTTCTCCTTCAGTGTGCTTCCGATCTTAGCGAACCTGTTCCTCATCTCAGATAGTTTGTTTCTAAAGCCAGGGAGGAATCTGCTTTTCACTGCGTTTGTTCCTCTTTTTAGCGCATTAACTGTTGCCCGCCATGCCTCTGCCGCCTTCCTCGTCGCTTTACCAACAAGCGGCATTATTTATAGGATCATATTTTATTTGCCAAATAATTTAAAGGTCCCCTTCTTCGCCTTGAACCCCGCCTTCCGCAGCCGCGCCAACGCCTTCTTGCCCGCCGCATGCTTCTTGCGACTGACAATGCGGCCCTTTTTCGTCTGCATCAGATCCTTCTTTGTGAGGCCGCCGCTGGTGTGCTTGGCCGTTCCGTGAAATACTTGCGCCTTGGTGCCGACGGTTACAACTTTGCGTGTGGACATTTGCTATACAAAGGGTTTAGATTTATTATCTGCGCCTGCGCGATTTATTGCCGGAATTCCGCCTTTTACGCGAACTACGAGCTTTTTGCATATGAGCGGCGTCGAAGTGGCCCTGCGATATGAGCGGCACTGACTGGCCCTGCGATATGAGCGGCGAGGACAGGCGCTGCGATATGAGCGAGGTTGGCGGGGCCTGCTGTATGGGCGGCGCTGACATTCTAATATTTTGTTATATTAAAAATACGGACAACCTCCAGCGAGAATCTCTCGCTGCAGTTCTTCCATCCTTTTGAGATCATAGACACCCGCAAAATGAACCAGGAAACAGCCAGGCTCCCAACGGCGTTGCCCAGGAAGTCCCTGTAAATACGCATTGAACCGCCAGTGTTCTGGCGTAATCTCTGTCATTGCGAGGTCGCCTGGCACCGTCTCCAGCAGTTTAATCATCGCCGCATTCTCCCACCAAATATGATACGTCAAATCTGTCTGCTCCCCTACACGCCGCCACCAATCACGCAGCCACGGTCCATTCCGCATCAATATGTTTCCCGAATTCAAATGGCCACAAGCATCAATCGTCATGAGCAGATCCTTTTCCGCCGGTAAGTGCGGGACAACAACGTCCTCCAAACGTAATGCAGGATTCGTAATCATCACATCTGCATCGGACAGAAATACTAGCTCCCCATCGGCCAGCGACTGCAGAAGCTTCCCTACAAAGCCCACCTTCGACCATGGAATCGGTTTCTCGCGGTCCCATACTTCTTCGCCCCCCAGAACGAAGTGATAGCCGTGGCGCGCAGCGTATTCCTCTTTGGATTTCAGTGCAGGCCCCAGGCTTTTCCGAAAATCTGCTCCGATTGCAAGCGTCGCGATGATCACCATCCTGCGTATATTTTCACGAAAAATCTTTACGCCCTCTAAGAAATGTCAGAGCCCGGTTCCAATGATGCAAAACAGTGTCCGTGGTGTGCTCGGTGGTTTCTAAAAGATGCTGCATGCGACTATATATTCTCATGTGGTTTGGACCACAAAGGGAAATTCCACGTAGGTGCTGGCTGTGGTCGCACATGGTGTTGGACATGTGGAAAGAAATACTGTAGTCCCTATACGGATCCAACCACGGGGCAGCGGCTACTGAGCGCGAAAGACAATCATTCAGCAGATTGCTGTAAATCTGATCCAGGATTCAAGCAGGAGGAATTTTGCGAAGGAGGACATAGTTCTCACTGCGCAAAACGGTGGTAACGCCATGTGCCAAAGTTAAGAACCCCGAAGGGTTTGGCCTACATGACTACTCTGCGATGTCTCTAGGGCTTCCATAACACGTTTCCCGTTTGCAATACACGCTTCAAGCCAGCCATTTACCCCTTTATAGCCGCAAACATTTACTCCCCACTTTATACAGAGGTCATGATCGGTTGTATTGGGCGTAAAGAATTCTCGGCCGCACTGTGGGCAAAACATTCTCTGTGTTTCACTCATTCTACTAGGGGGGCTGAAAAATTGATATAACCGTCGCGAATACCACGTTAGGTAGTCCTATGACGTATGTTTATGAAAAGGATGCTTCTGGTAACTATGTTTGTCCTCACTGCAAGGTGACCAAGAAAAATCAGAACACGATGCACTATCATATGAAGAAGCATGAAGGCCACCTGCCTTTCGTATGTCCCACATGTAAAAAGGAGTTCCTACACAAACAAACTCTTGATCTCCACAATGCTGCGAGACATTCAGATAAGGAGGAGGCAAGTTTTAAATGTCCGTGTTGCCCTTATAAGACTCTTACAAAGGCAAATCGGGTAATTCATTTCATGCGAAAACACTGTGAGGCTGCAGTTGCCAAATTCTCCACAACAGGCCTTACGTGTCCATCGTGTAAGAAAGAGTGTAACAGCCAAACCGCATTTCTGTATCATATTGCAGCAAACTGTATCCAGCTTCCACAGGCCGAGCAGCTGGCCTTGAACGCCCTCCTTGCATAACGCTAGCGACCTAAGCACATGGCGGTAGATCAGACCTCGGGTGATTTTACAAATGTCTGGGACACGACTACGAGTTTATAAAGATGGTAGCCAAATGCACCAAATGCAACGATGAGTAGCATATCATATGGGGGCCTTTCTGTTTTTTTGGCGTTATAGCCGATCCAAAGGAGGAGTGGCGCGATAAAGAGTACGTGTATCACATTAACCCAGAGGAATGGGGATTTTGCGATGTATCTCCCCACAGTTTTATAGCCGTGATAGAGGGCTACGAGCAGCCCTACGCCAAATAGGACTTGGTAACCCCACTCGGGCGTAGCAGCGCGGCTGAATCCGATCCAAAGGAGAAGGGGGGCTATGAGAGCCACATGGAGAATCCCTATTAACAAGTAGATATCCATCATTTCTGCAGAGGCCGTTTATTTTTTCACGATTTTTTTCAACAGAAGTGCGGCATGTTCTACTGCGCCTTCCATCCACCCCTGTCGGAGTGAGAAGGATTCGCCGCATATATGCAGTGCGGGAAGTTCTTTGGGAAATGGGGTGAGCGCCGCTTTAGAGAGTTCTTTGGGGCTATATTTTCCAGGCAGCCAATATGTAACACCATGCGACCATGCGTGGGCTTTCACAAATCTGGGAGGGGGTATAGATGGCTGAAGAAGTTTTCGGAGTTCCGCCAACATTTCTTCGCCCACCTTCTTTTCCCCTTCTGTATTGAGCTTATCCATCCAGAACTGTGCATCCTGTGTATCCGTATATGACATATGCATGGATCCATTCGCGGGATTCCCAGGAATAATATAGCGAACTGGCGTAGCAGTTACAATACGGCCACCGAATTTCTCATACCATATTTTACCATCGTCATCTTTGGGAAAACTGCCGTAAAAACGAAGGAGTGGTGTCATTCGTAGATGTTTTAGAGTTTCCCAATTTTCAAACTGTTTTATGTGGCTCAGCGCCTCCGATGGAAGGGCGAGTATATAATGGCGCGCGCTTGAGCTTACTTCATCCCCCTCATGCATAAAGGTGACTTCTTCTCGGCTAATACGAACAAGCTTATGTTTCATGTGGAACTTCCCCCCACGTTTTTCTATGTCTTTCCGCATAGCCCCTGTTAAGGCGCTCAAGCCTTCCACGCACACTCCATATTTCGCCGCGCCTCCTAGATCGCGTCTGAAAAGATCAAGTGCGGCATCGGCGCGCATCACATCTATTTCGGCGCGGTAGGGGAATCGGATAAGATACTTCTCGGCCCGCACAGGACCATGGACTTTAGTCATCAGTTGCCGTATGGTGTTCCGTGCCAATTCTTCTGCAGGAAGGCCCGCAATCGTCTCGAGATAAATGGGTATTGCCGGTTCAAACGCATTCGGCTCCAGCTCGGAATCATACGTATCTTTATATTGTACGCCACCGCCGATAGGCGACCACGTCAGTTTATAACGTTTAAGAAGGTCCATTATAATAGTATGTTCTTCTGAAATCCGCCCAGCCCCCCCTTCCCATTGCATCTGAATGCCGTTGATTTCCTTATGAAATGTATAGACTCTTCCACCGACTTCCCCGTGCTTTTCGTAGATGGCAACACGCGGGCGTGGAGATAGACGCAGCAGCTCTGTGGCCACATATAATCCCGCTATACCGGAGCCTACTATGATATAATCATAGGGGGCTTCTGTGGTCATACCCTCTCTATTTGGCGGCCATCTTTTTCAATTGGTCGTAGTTCGCACTTACATAGTATATCACGAGCACCGATCCTATAGCCGTAACAATCTGTTTGATAAGCTTCGTCGTCATCTACTAAGGGTGGTGGTGAAAAATTGAAGGGGGTGACAGGCTGTACAGGATTTCAACAGCTACCATGAACGAGTACGATGTTGTTTGCCTGAATGCATCCGATGACACGTATTATCGCGACGTGAAATCCCTTTTCTCCCAAGTGTTTCCTCAGTTTGAGCGCTCCGACATCATAAAGTCGTGGGAGTGGCGTGACAAGAAATACTCCTATGTCGCCTACAGCAAGAAGAGTAATCGCATTATTGCGTTTATTCTTGTTCAGCTGGATGGCCCGTCGAATCTCTACGTGAGCTATATGGCGGTACATCCTGACGACCGTGGGATTGGAATCGGCGCCATCGTTGTGAAAACCCTATTGAAAATGGCTAAAAGGGATCAGAAGGCTGTGCGCTTGATTCCTCTGATGCGGGTGCGGAAGTTCTACGAAAAGCTGGGCTTCTACAGCACGGGCAAAAATCATGCGTATAACTTCCACTGTTATGGGACGCGCAGCGCCGTTAAAGCTGCTCACGGATCCATGCCTCCACATTCTCATTCTTAGAGGACGTGAAGGGGGCGGTGGGGGTCATATTTTTCACGAGAACAAAGCTGGGAATGGACTGCACACCACAATAACCTGGTGTGTAGTTGTTCTGATCAATATCGCATTTGAGCCAATTAATATCGGGGAAGGCCTGTTCTAGGGCGGGGAGATTGAGGCGGCGGCAAGCTCCACACCAGCTCGCAGTGAAATAGACCACGGTCACTTTCGGGAGAACAACGTCGTCAGGAATAGGTTGCCGGCCAATGAGCTGCTCAAACTCTTCCTGTGTCATAAGATACTTCATTATATTTACGGGAGTGAAACCGTTTTTTGGCGAACTAACGCAAGTATTATTCCTCCGAGTGATGCAATGACGAGGGATCCAAGGAACATGTTTGCCGCGTCGTTGCCGTCGCCACCGCCGGATTGCATTTTTGTAGGACAGTCTATTTCATCTTTTATTATGCGATTTGCGATTTCTCCAAGCGATGGTAAAGAATCTCCACCGCCCTTTTGAGAAGGGGGTTGCGTTTGCGAAGGCTTTGCGGGTAGCGGAGGCGTCGCTAAAGCTTCCGATATTTTAGTTCGTTCCCCCTTTAAAGAAGATAAGATTTCTGGAAGAACCACGACTCCACCGATTCCACCACCTGCCAATGCGGTTACACTGCCTATTGTAAGGAATATCATATTCATGATTGGTTTCCATGTTTTTTGAACTGAATCTGGAAAGAAATTCAATAAACTATATGAACCGCTAGATAATAATGCAAATCCTGCAATTAACAGGGCGGGTGTAAGTTTTCCAACAGCTGGTTGGGGGGATGTAGAAACTTTTGTATTAAAGAAGGGGACTTTGAATCCTTCTTTTTCAAATGCCGGACTAAACAGCTGAAGAATGTCGAAAATATACCATGGACTAAATGAAAATAAATAAGCTAAAACCCATAACTTTGGAAATTTTGCCATAATAAGATTATTGGCGAGTGTGCAGAGTGCTTGAAGGCCGGCTTTCATTGCGCAATATTTCATGGATCCGACGGCCCATAAATTCATGCCACCATTACCTAAATAGGAAAGGGGGGGGATGGGGATAATTCCTGCAAGAACAGCGAGACCGACTTTATCCACCTGAATACCGTTGTTTAAAAAATCCGTCAAAGGTTTCATTGCAGAAGTTTTTACAGAGTCCGCTGTTGGGATCCCCGCTAATCCTGCTAGGGCTTGCATCGCTATTCAGGCTTACGAGCTAAATCTTGAAAAGAAGACCCGCGAAACCATTCACAATACGCAGGACATTGTGATTCTTGGCATATATTACTATGTGCGCATTACCGCGTTTAGGGACAAAACTAGGATTTAGCCTTGTTATACCATTCACCGTAATGGTTTGTGGCTCATCTGTATCCGGGCGTAGATTTATCTTTAAACTCATATTATCAATACGGCTAGCATTCAAAGAACCACACGGCTGCGAATCTTCTGGCCGGAGTGCAAAGCTATAAACATAAACAAACTGTTTAACATCGGTACTGGTATGATATTGATATGGCTGAACAAGTCGGAAGTATCCGGAGTCCCGTGTGTCAAATCTATCATAACCATCCACTTGTAGAGTAGCATCTTGCAGGAGATCCCGCGAGAGACCCGCTTCATACTGTGATGTCGATCCGTAGTTAAACCACTCACGACTTGTTTCCATTACATTACGCTGAATAATCCAAATTAGTTCTCGTAAGGGGTGATTGAACTCCATGCGAACACTGTGTATATCCACCTTTTCAGGAAGAGATACTTTGGGAGTATATTGAATTTGCTCAATGAGATACTCATGCGTGTTAGCAACAAAGCGCCTTCGTTCTTCTGTGTCTAAAAATACATAATCGCCCCATAGCTGTAAATCAACAATACTTGCATTCTGAGGTTGTAACGGGGCACATGCGGCGGCAAGATTACTATTTTCAATCAAACCCGTAAGATTACGAATCTTCATATTGATGCGAACCGGATGATATTGCATTGCAAGGAGAGGAAGATATAGACCCGGATTCTTATTAAACCAGAATTGCAGGGGAATAAACATCTTTTTAGCTCCAAACTTGTATGTCCCCACAGAACATGAACTTTCTGGAACAGAAGGTTGTGGCAAAGATAGACCACCCACACGCCCGACCATATTGTTCAGTGCATCCTTTTGCCCTGCAGGAGTTGTGAGTGAAGTCCAAATATTCATCCATTCTCCGGTCTGTTTATCAATCTCTTGTTCCCCAATTTCCAAAGATATTTCCTCAATAATTGCGAAACCAACATTATTGATATACGTTCCGGGAGTCCCGTCAGTCATCGTGATATATGGAAGCACAATTTCCAATATCATCGGGCCTAAAAGGTCTCCCCGCCTCGGAACTAATGCCGTAACACGCTTTCCGAAATCAGGATCACCGTCAAAATATATTTGCTGTGATTCTATTGCAAAATTCGTATAACGGCGATAGACCATTTTAAACCAGGTCATCTGAGGATTTCCAGTAAGAAATACATCCTGCTTGCCTGTTGCAACCAATTGTAATAGACCCCCACCACCAGGCATTCTAGTGAGTCGTGCGACTTATTCGCTATAACATGAACTCACCGGTGTCCTAGAGTTTTGTATCAAACAAACATATCTCTCGCAAAGCCAGAAATGAGTCGGGCGAGTGATATTGAAATGCAACTTCAAAATCTCATTTTTTCTGTGAATCCGAATACAGGTCGCCCGTATGCAAAAGATAGTATTCAGACTGCTGATGGGCAGGGGACACGTGTATGGGGTGATATATTTCAGACAATCAGTAGTCAAGCAACCTTTTCTGGTGTGGGGAGCGTCATTGGATATATGCCTTCGACATATTTACAACTGTATAATGGTAATTCTAACGTTTCGAGTATTGTTTCATTAAATTTTTCAAATCTTTCTTCGCTAATTGCGCAGGGTGGGATACCGGGTAGTATAACATCCCTACAGCTTCAAAGCACAGTTTCATGGGTTCAGACTACGTCCAAATATATAAGTACGGGCGACTTGACTAGTTCCATGACACCATTTTTGAATGGTAACTTATCGTTTATGTCAAATATTCAGAGCACGGTGGTTGGGCTCGGCTCTGCTACATATATTAGTTCTCCAACACTGCTGAGCACATCCGTGGGAGGAAATAGCCAGGTATATTCAACCGTAAGAGGCCTTGGTTCAGCAGGCTATATTAGCACACTCTCCCTTCAAAGCACCATACAAAATCTTGGACAAGCCTCATATATTAGCTCTTCTGCACTTATAAGCACTGCAACTGGCATTTTGTATCCAAATACGAGTCCTGGGGGAAGCCTCGGAGTAATCGTCACTGGCACATCTGACCCCCCCTTTATAAACTTTAATACTCTTATTACACAGTATCTCACAAGCACGAAATATATAAATCAATCTAATGCCGATTTTTATGGTATAGTAAATGGAAACAATCTTCCGAGCACAACAGTGGGCCTCATATCGTCCTTGGGTTCTAGAGGGTATGTCAGCACGCAAACTCTTCTGAGCACAAGTGCAGGGATTCAGGCTGCTAAACAAAATGTCTATATCGATCGCTCGGGTGCCACAAATATAATAAACTCGCAAGTAACTATATCTTCTGTTGCTGCAATTATATTCTTGAGTAGTTTCGTAAATTCTTCTATATCATACCAGGGTCAAAATGGTCTTATTACTGGGACTATATTGAATGATTCTAATCTTTCCTTTTCAAGTATAAATCTTCGCTTGGATAACTTTTCAAGCTTTATAACCCCGTCTAGCAGTATTACTGTAGATGTTTATCCAACATATCAATTTGATACTCTTACAACAGGTTCGATTGCATCTAAAGCTATTCCTATGAGCACATTTGTTCAATATGGGACACGATACCTCAGCACATTCCATCAAACACAAGTGATTGGCTCTTCTGCAGAAGTTGGTTACTCGAACTTTTATCAACAACCCATGAAGATTTTCATACCGGGCCACCAAGTAACAGGGGCTTATGTAAATCCATACGTGCTAAATCATGTTCTTCCAGGAGGGCTATCATATCAGTTAAACGTGGGATTTCGTTCAGCTGGAATAAACATATTTTATGGATCTACTAACTCGTATTTCCTATCGGTTCAGAATATGTCTTTATAATATAGAAATGGCATATTCACAGAGTGCAATAACATTGGATACAGATAATATTGTTATACGCCAAGTTCAAGCCCGCTCCTTAACAAATCAATGGGTTCCCGAGGGTAATATTCTTGTTTCTGGAGGACCGGCCATGAATGGTCTCTGTTATTGGGCAGATGTAAGCACGATCTCTATACCGCCCTTTGTAGGTATAAGTGACAGCTACGGTTCTACACTTGTAGGTGCCAGTACACAAAATAATATTTTCTTCAGGACAATTGGAATAGCTGGGCTTTTTGATGCTTACGTTGACGAAAATACCAGCTCATTCACTTTTAATAATTCTGCGCCGAATCTTCTTGTAGCTCAAACTAGCGTTCCAATCGTCAGCCGTGTGGCTGCACAACAAGTTCCCAACTCAGAAAATATTATAATGTCTACATCGCAATCGACTTTGAAATTCATCGGTGTGGGCGACATCCAGTTGTCCACAGTGACGGATTTGCGTTCCGTATTTTTCTCGATCAGTTCCTTTACCGCCACAGGATATTCTGACTTGTCTAGCGTGGCTCGGGCCTGGCCTGGTTATGCATATAGCACATTATCAACAAATACAGGCTACGCCAGTTTTATAAGTAGTGTCCCATTTTCCACATTTATCAATGTAGATGAATATACCGGATACGGCTGGAATTGGAGTAATGTATTCGGAAGCGATATCCCCCTATCAACTATTGAACCGTATCCGAACTACTATTCGACAGGCGATGTGTATTTCAGCACGGTTAGTTTTACAATGGCTCCCTATTTGAGATATATTCGCCCGAATTCTACTACAAAAATGTTTTTAGAAGTAACACCAAACTACTTTTTCCAGCGCATGTATTTGGGAACAAGCACACCGTACACTTTATTAAAGGAATTTTCCAGCTTTGTTCAGTATCAATCGCCACAAGGAAATGTAAGAATCATGGGAACTTCTATAAATACAGGCTATATAACTTCCCAAAACTCTAATGCTTATAGCTCAAACTACTACGATAAACCTATCAAAATGGAACTCGATGTAAATATGATTGCAAGTAATGCAAGGCGTGATGGTGCATATGGAGCCTATTATACTCTGTATCATCGAATACCCGCTGGGATGGCGAATCTAATACAAGATCCATATTGCGGATACGCTCTTGGGGAGCGCGGTGGCTTCAGCAACTCGGAACTCACCATGGACAACTATACTTCGCGATCCAATGCAGTCTTTCTACACGTCTATAATCAGGAGGGCAATCAGGCGCCCATGACTGGGCCGTGAAAAATTTGAAGGGGGCTACGGGCGCTTTAGATTATTAGAGAATGAGTGATGAAATGCGTAGCATAAGACATATTCGTGCAGTTTTAAGGGAGACCCAAGACCTGATTCTTGCGAAAGATCCCTGGTTCGTTTTCCCCACCGCGGCTACAGATGGACGAACAAACTCTCAGCAGGGGGAATCTGTAGTAACAGACTTTCTTCTTAATGCAATGCCTGGTAAGCTTATAAAGAAGGCTTCAAAGACCAAAAAGAAGGCTTCAAGCACCAAAAAGAAGGCTTCAAGCACCAAAAATGAGGCTTCAACGAGCAATAGTGAAACCGAGGAGGACAATCGGGCATTTGGAGATATCGCAATAAATATGGAGGCATTTGAGAAGCCACCTTTCCCGTGTAACGTGAAACTTGTTGGGGAAGCAAACAAGGCGGGTAATAATGCATGTGGTCTGGCAAGCCTAATCAGCTACACCTTTGGGAAAAGCTGCCGTGATCACGAAAGTGCAATGAAGGTCATTATTGACATTGATCGAGCAGGACATGACAGCTGTGCTCCAGAGTTATATGGGCTTATCATGGTGCAGAAAGAAAATAAAAAGTGCTGGACTGGGACGTTCGATGAAGTCCCTTCGCATCGTATCGGCACTAACCCCTCAAATCCTCTGCAGGTGCCATTCCTCGGTGAAACAGAGCGGGTTTCTAGGACACCGGTGGAATATGTAGGGCTTCTGATCAGTAAGATAGTGGAGTATCATTCTAAAAAAAGCGAGCCTTTTGCTTTGTGGAGTGCCTACCAGGCCTCTAAGAAGGCACAATAATGTTACAGACTTGCTTGTGCCCAATCTTGAAACGCCCAGAATATATGTAGTCTTTCTGCAGATCTTTGGTATTCAGGAACTCTACTATTTTTTTCAGATCTACAACGGATTCCTTCGGAATAAGACAAAGAAGGCTTCCGCCGAAATATTGAACCGTGCCTAGGAATGCTACTTCCTGACTACGTGTCATATTCCTTACATAAATGCAGGGCTTACCCAGATCTCGTTCAATGTTCCCCTTGTTGCGAGGCGCACCCCATTCAAACCAGTTCCCTTCATTAAATTTCTTGATCTTTCGCTCAAGAAGCACAGTCTTATTCGCTAGCAGATGCGCATCTATCACGGCGTTCCCACTTGGATACTTCTCTGTAAATATATACTTTTGAACACGGTCCTTGTCATTCAGAATAAGCATATTCCCCATATCATTGCGATAGACTTCATCCCTACCTGAGACAAGTCCAACATATACATTGAACTTCGACGAAATCGGATCACCCTTTACCTCTGCATCACTGAATGTGATAATACCATTATTCACATTACATAGCATTTTCTTCCCATTCACCATGGTATCCCTGGTTTTGAGCCCCTTTTCATAACGAAAGGCGACAACATCCACGTTCGCCCCTTCAAAGAGTTTCTCGTCGTGTGGGAATAGAAAGTCGGTGAATGACCCCTCTTTTATCATGGCGTCAATGAGCGAAGATGCACTCGTTAGCTTGATGAAATCCGAGGGCACAATGAAGATCATCTCACCATCAGCTTCGAGTAACCCAAAACATATGTCAATAAATTTGATGTAGAGATTGCCCGTACTCTGTTTCACATACGGCGGGTTCCCCACGATCGTCTTAAATTTCTGCGTGATCATCTGCTTTGTAAAATCGGCATAAACAACTATCTGACTTTCGTTGAATGCCACTACGGGTTTGATCGCGCTATCAATCTCATAGCACATTATAGGATAGTCAGGCCTTGCATCTTTGAATTTCATCAACAGATGTCCCGCACCAAACGATGGCTCAAGCATAAGACTTCCCACATGCCTCACCTTGTCAAATACGAACTTCTGTAGTTCATCAGACACAGTAAAGTATTGCCCCATTTTCTTTTTGTGATCAAGATCTAACGCAGCCTGCACTTTCTCCTCTATTATTTCAGTGAGCTTGCTCTCCTGAATACAAGGTATAACTCTCGTATTATGGCGAGTAAAATGACCCTTCTGCTGAAATTCACGACCACATCGTTCGCATGCATACTTAACCATTCTAGGTTTAATTAGGTTAGTGGTTTTAACCCGGGAAGGGTATCAATCCAATTTTAGGGTAATGGGTACTCCTTCTCTCCTCCCTAGCTCTTCCGCCCATGGCTCCAGGCGTCCTTGAACAACCGCAGTAGGCCGATACGGCCACGGAGATAAATAGACTGCATTGGACCATTTTCCTGCGCGCCTCCAGCCCACATGCACATCCTTTCTAGCCTTGGAGAAGTCCCAAAAGAACTGCTGACCATCAGGATTCTCTGCGAAGTTCCCCCGAATCTCCACTTGACGCCGTTTATCCGCCGCCGTCGTTGCCACAGGCCACTCGGCCTCCAACTTCTTACAAAGCGCCATATACCACAGGACACATGCGTCCAGTCGCCATAGGGTCGCCTGAAACGTAAATCCATATGTATCTGTGGCACTCGTGATGCCCGCCCACTGCGGGGATGAATTCATATGTGGCCCACCCGGACCCGGGCACGGCATCAACCGCACACTCACGATAGGGGTTTTTTCAAGAAAAATGAAGGCCTGGTCAAGTGCCGCGAGATCAGGCGAGCGGTCCAGAAGAAAATCGTCCTGCATCGGCAGAACATAGAGGAACCGTCCTGTGAGAGCCAGCTGCTGTAGAGCATATGCCCGTGAATCCAGAAATCCCGCCTCCGAAGGGCGAAGAGGAATCAGTTCCACCCCGTAATCCGCCTTGACTTGCTGACAGATTGGGTGGTCCGGCTCCTCCGTTGCTAAAAAGAGCGGCATGCTGAGCCAATCGGCGTAGCGACGGATGAGCGCGAAATGTAGAGGTAACAGCCCGTAGAACTTGGGGGTGGAATTTACAAGATATGCACATCGGTCCATCTCTATTCGCATAACGCCCAAGGTTTAGGTTCAATCGGCATGATGTTGGTTCTCATGACAGTGTTTATGTAATACCTCCAAATTCTCGTAATCTGTGCGACCTCCTTTGCATCTGGAAATAACATGGTGCCCGTCATTCCGCTGATGCTCTAAGATCGGTTCCTTACATGCGACGCAGTTGAATCCTTGTTCCTCCAGTTTCTTCTTTTTCTGGGCTGATGTAAAAAGGCGCACATCACTGTGCTTTTCCGCAACAACGCGAAACTTCTCATCCAAATACTTAATCAACTGTTTTTGGAATGTTGCATTGCGCGAATTCACCCCGAGAAGCTTGCATAAATCGTTCGGATCCTTGGAGATAACGCCCTTAATTTCTGCACAAAGCTCCGTAACCCCGCGCTTAAAATCAGCAATCGTTTTGAACCAATATGCGAGCCTGCCTAAAATAATAAGAAGCGGGACTTCCTTACTTTTATCAATGAGGCTTGTCGTCCCCTCGCGTAGCACGTTGCGATCCTCCAACTCCGTAAAGAGTTTTCGGATATGCGTCAGGCGCTTATTGAACTCCTCCGTATATTCTTTAGATTTCGTATTGATCTCATCCGTCGTTTTTCCTAGCACGTCGTCATTCCATTTCTTGATCAGATCCTCTAGAGATGAGAACTGGGGGAGGGTCTCATAATGACTCAGACAAAGAAGGCGTTTCAACTTCACTTCCAACTGCCCCCGCTCACTCTTATCACTGCCGAAAAATAGGGTCTTATACCACGAGCTCAGATGCGTTTCTAGAACATACTTATTGAGATGCGAATGAATAGGAATCGAGATCTCAAAGTTGTTCAGAGGCTTCCCAGCCTTGCTAAGACGCGTCCAAAGTAACTTTAGCGCAGCAGGATTGTTCGCCGTTTCCTGATCAATAATATTAATATCAAACTTATAGTTTTTAATCACATCTTGAAGATCTGCAGGAAGGTCGCTGAATTGCTTCCCTACATAATCACGAATAGGACTCGTATCCCAATCAACGGACGAGACTTTTTCAATCTTAAATACATTGTCAATGAATTTAAACACGGCCTCGCACCGATGCGCCCCATCAAATACATCATCAATCTTCTTTTCAGATTGACGGATAATATAAATGGGCGCACACTTCCATTCACGCGTAACCGTATCAATCATCGCGATATTATCCGAATCATCCCAACACGGCTTGCGCTGATTCGGCCCGCGCGTAATAAACCTATTCATATTCATCCGCGCAGCCATATCGGGATCGCAGCGAAGTTTCAAAGTGATCGCGTCCATTCTATAAGTGATCAGTGCCAGGGCTTTAAGTCGTCGCAAAGTGATCACATTGGCTGCGAGGCCTAAGGTCCCTTCAATAAATCCCTGTAGGATGTTGGCACGGAATCCCAAGACAGGGAAAGATCTACGAATCATCACGATGGACACATCGGTGTGGCGTGAGCAAAAGACGGTTGCCTGGTTTGACGAGGCGCCCGCGGCGGCTGGGCGTTGGAATCGCTGGGATATTGGCACCACGGACACGACTGTGGCGACTGCGCTTCATCTGATGGGCTTGACGCCGGATGTGGTGGTCTGTCTGAATGACCCAGAGGTTGTTCGAGCCTGGCTGGAGGCTGGCAACTGGTCGAAGTCGCGGCTGGTCGTAGTACCGAAGGCCCTGGTGAATACGCTTGGCATGGATAAGCTCCTCGAGTTGAAGGTGAATAACCTGTTGTGCATTGACGAGGTTCATGATCTGTATCCTTTTACGGGGGCGGCATGGGATGGCTCTAAAGAGGATGCAAAGGTTTTGATTACGCTGGCTCTTCATTATGGGCGCACCTTTCCTGTCGTGGCCTCTGAGACTCGCGCAGCAGTGGCGGGCTACAGGGGCCTGCGGCTTTCGGCCACGGCGGAGGAGCCTAGGCCCCTTTGGTTTGTAACGCAATATTATAGGCCAGATAAAGCTGTGCGCCGCCATGAGATTGATACATGCTTACAGAAAAACCTTGAGTGTGGCATGATTGATCGCGTGGTTTTATTAAATGAGAAGGCAATGGGGTCGCCCAAATCGGAGAAGATTTTGGAGAAGGTTATAGGTGAGCGCCTTACGTATGCGCGGGTGATTCGGTGGATTTATGAGGAGGCGCCCGAGGATGCGATTGTCGTTTTCGCAAATGCGGATATTTTCCTGGATGAGGAGTCATGGCGTCTATTATGGTCGGCAGATCTCGATACGACCGCAAAGTTTCTTGCCCTGCTTCGGTGGGATGTGGGTGATGTAACACCCGATGCGATAAAGGCGGCAAAACTGTTTGGCCCGCGTGCTGATTCACAGGACACATGGGTTGTGAGTGCAAAGGCGGTCAAGGCAGTGCAGTGGGACTGGGATGCTCTGAAGTTCCCCTTTGGGCAAGGAGGTTGCGACAATGCAATCACGCTGGAGATGTTTAAGAAACGATTTTTGATTGCGAATCCGGCCTTGACGCTGCGCACGTATCACTATCACTCCAGCGCGGTGCGCACATATGATCCGCGCAATATCGTCGATAAGCCTATCTATCTCTATATTCAACCTACGGGGCTCCATGATATGCGGCCAGTGATGAATCTTGCTTCGGCTTCAAAGGGGGTAAAGCAAGTGAAGGCAGAATCGTTTGCTCGGCCCGTGCGTGGTCCGCTGAGTGCCGCACAGGCAAAGACATTTTGCACGATGGTTGGGCGTTCCACCGATAATATGATTATTCTAAGCGATGACGGTGATAATACGTGGATTCCGCCGCCGTTGTCTCTTTATCCTTTAGAGGAGGTATTTCAGACACGTGAGGGGCTTGTATATACATATGATTCTATTCTGGTGGGAAATACCAAGGCTTCTACGAGTGCGTGGGCTGAGTCACAACTAAGTAGTATGTCGGCGTCGCTCACAGTGGAAATGGCGGCTGTGGCGCCCTTGCGTGATGCGATTGCCAAAGACCCTGCGAAATTCACCCTTCAATACATGTCGAAGATCTTTTTACTGCGAGAGCAGGAAGGATATTCTGAGGCGGAATTCTGGTGTCCTAAGAATCGCGGGTGTATCGAGGCTGTGAAAATGTTTAACTGGCCCAATAAGGAGGTTCCCGTGCTTTCACGCGATGATAACTTGCAGACGTGGTGCAAGAAGGCTATTATGTGGGGGTATGAGGATATCCCCGCTGAGTGTATTACACGAGAGGAGGTGATGGCGTTGCGGAAGAACTTGGGGCTTGGTGGATGGAAGGCAGATGTGATGAAGGATAAGTTGCGCCTGGCTATTGTGCTTGATGATGTGTGGATTAGCGAGGAAATGGCGGAGGAGATTGAGGAGGCCCTTGGTGATGACGTTGATGTAAAACTCATTTGGCCTGGCAAGACTGCATTGGACGTCGCCCTACAATATATGATTGGCGCTAGTGGCCTTCTCATGGCGAGCCATGCGATGGCTTCCTGGGGATGGGTCATGCCAAAGGGCTCTTATATCTGGGAAATTCAATCGGAGATGCAGCCAAACGCAAACCTTCTTCATTTGGCGGCGGCAGGAGAAGTGGAGCATCGGCTCTTGATCGTTGCAAAGGGTATTCCGAATGCTCGCGAGAAGGATTCTATGCGGGCGAAACTGGTCGCCGATATGCGCAGCAAGCTGTTCATTTCCCCCCCGAGCCTCCTTATTTTACCGCAAGAGCAGGATGGGTTTTTCGGCCATGCAGGTGACTCCTTTCGTGAAATGGCAGAGCTTTGGGGGAAGCGTGGCTACGTGGAAGTCGTAAAAAAGCCGGTGTGTCAAGTGTGGTTAGGCGGAGTGGGTGAGACACTGCTATATGATCGCCCTACGCTGCAATGGCTGGAGGCGGCGCCATCTGCAGAGCAAGCCTGGAAGCGAGCATTATTTGGAAATCCGTCGCCTCCTTCAGGGGGGAATCCCTGGACTTTCTGGCCACGTCGCCCCGAGCTTGTAGAGCAGTTAGCGGCAGAGGGCCTTCCCGCCAAATCATTTGAAGCGCGTGATAAAACTCTTGTGTTTTATGGGAGATCTGAGAATGCCGTGCAGCGCAAACGACGCACGGGGGCTGATTGGGCATCGGCATGTGACGATTTCACACATGAGATTACGGCGAGTAACACATATAAATATACACATGCCGAGTATTTGGCTCGCCTTGCGACGGCAAAGTATGGGCTGTGCCTTGCGGGATTTGGTAATAAGTGCCATCGCGAGATTGAATGCATGGCAATGGGTTGTGTGCCAGTCGTTGCAACTGAAGTCGATATGACGAACTATGCAGATCCGCCACAGGAGGGTCTGCATTATTTCCGTGTATCAACGCCTGAAGAGGCAAAGGCCGTGACGGCCACAACTGCGGAACGCTGGACAGTAATGTCGGTGGCATGCCGTGATTGGTGGAAGCGGAATGCATCCGCGGAAGGGATGTGGGAGCTTACAAAGAAGATGGCGTCACGGTAATAAGCGCCAACGCTTACCCATTGGATATACTTTCGCGTCGGGAAGATTTCTTGGCACGAATTTATATAATCTCTTGAAAACATCACCGAGCTTGGCTTTGGGCGGCACCGGCGGTAGTGGAGCTGGGATAGGCGTTATAGGAAGAGGCGCCGTACGGTATTGCCCAATAGGGTACCACGGAATCATTCTACAGAGAAAGAAGCTAAATACATATCGGACGCTCCGCTTATTTTAATAATCCTGTATTTCAGTGACTCGAGAAAACGAAATAAATCTTCGCGAATCGCACGGGCGGGCACGCCTTCACGTTCTTTCCAGTCACCCCAACTTTCAAAAAGAATCTTCGGGTAATTATTCTCCTTTAACGTTTCCAGTGCGCCGAGAAGAACTTCTTTCTCAAATCCTTCGACATCAATCTTAATAAAAGCGATGTCTTTGAGGCCGAAACTATCCAGGCGCCGCATAAGCACAGGGAGTTTTTTACAGGCTTTATCCGTTGCAGCGAGATGTTTCACACCGTTGCCACCACCATCTTTTGAGCGAACAATATAGTCGATTGCTTTATCTTCGTCGCCGAGGGCAAAAGGAAAGGGGCTCACTTTCTCTTCCAGGCCATGCAATGCAATATTTGCAGCCAAATAACAAAAGGTTGTAGGGCTACACTCGAATGCATATGTATGCTTCGCTTTCTTGGCACATGTAAGTGTGTATGTCCCTATATGCGCGCCGATATCCAAGAAATTCTTATCAGCCTGAATAAATGTATCATACACCCAATGTATGAGACTTTTCTCTGCGACACCGACCTCAAAAAACCAGCGCGCAACACTGATCTCGGGGAAAAAAATGAGTTGATTCGCCTTGGGATCATCGGTATTCTCAGGCAAAGACATAAAATAGGGTGTGTCCGTTTTATGGCTTCCTTCGCGTAACAGAAACATGGGCTCTTCTAAAGAGATTTGTTTCTGTGTTCTAAGCCTCCGCATCGGAATCGGGAAAGGATACGATTGCCCCATCCTTCAGGCGACCGATATATTTTAGTTTCAGATCATATAATTTGTTCTTTTTAGGGTCCAAGTAGAGACTACGACCACCCACTTCTTCTTTGCGGATTTTCACATGAAGAACTTCTTCAACGGGAAGGGGTGATTCCGTGGGTGCAATGGCTGCTACAGGTGCAACAGTTACAGCCTCGACGGGACGCTTTAGAGCCTTTTTCACCACGGGTTTAGGAGCTTCTGCGACAGGAGCTTCTGCGGCAGGAGCTTCTGCAACAGGGGTCGCAGCCACCTTCTTTTTCCCAACACCACGTTTCGTTGCCATGGGCTGTGGTGCGGCTGTTTCAACCCCAGCATAAGCAACTTCCGCGGCCTTTTTTGCCTTCGCCATTACCTCCTTACTAAGCGTGTATCCTGCCTCAATCTTTAGACGGAACCACGCGCCGTCATACAGGCGACTCCAAAATGGGATCGGCTCCGTAACACGTCCCATAAGAAGCGCGGGATGCATTCCTTCAATCGTTGTCCCCGTGATTTTTGCAACTTTTTCCCGCGTCTTTTCCTCTCGTTTTAAACAACTTTCACACAAATCTCTCTGCGCTGAGAAGTTTCCACACCGAAGGGGGACGTGAAAGAGACCTCCCTGCTCAAATTCTAACATAGTTTCACCACGTGGAACGTCGCGCACGAGACGTCCTAAACACTGTGACATGGTTGATTACGTTGGTGCGCGCCGCCGCAATAAATTTTACAAGTCCTCCTGCTACAAATCGTAGTTACAGCATTATGGAAGAACTGTATCAGAATCCCCTTCATCCCCTAAATCCTCACGCCCCGTACGGTCTTACCGTAATGGGCCTGGTGTTGTTATTCTTCGCCCTATTAGCTTCTATGGAGGCACCCCTTCACGGTATATCATTCTTGTGGGCATGGACCGGATTCATCTGTTTCATCACAGCGTGCGTATATCAAATCATCATCTTCAATCATCAGCGCGCGCCATAAACAGCAAGTGTCCGCGCAGAAGGATCTTTCACTCCAGGCGACCATCTCGGCATCCAGAAATAAGGGACATTCACCTCCGCCGTGATGGCCCCATATTTTTCATCGTAGAGCTGACGATAATAAAACTTTTCAGGCGTATCGGGAGAGTCTGTAGGATAACGCCGTGCAGCCTCCGTTTCCCATGCATCGCCCACCTTTTTCAATGCCATCTCCTGTGTAATCTGATACCACGACTTCTCCGTGCCACTCACGCCATCCGAAAACGCCTCCTTCTGCCGCCAAAGAACATCGGGAGGAAGCAAGCCCGAATTCTTGAAAGCCTCCCGCAGAAGCCATTTCTCTGGACGTACCCCACGTACAGGTCGCCGCAACTCCGTAGAAACACTCCGTGCCACTGCGACAAACTGCTTGTCCAAGAAGGGTGTGCGCGGCTCCAAGCCATGCGACGAAATAGAGCGATCCGACCGTAGCACATCAAACATGTGAATATCGCCCAAAAGGCGTGCGACCTCTCCTTCATACGCATGGTCAGAGGGGGCGCTGTTGAAATACAGATACGAACCCCAAACTTCATCCGATCCATCGCCATTGAATACAATCTTACATGCGGACGTTTCGCGAATGGCCTTTGCAACAAGCCAGTTCCCTACAGAGGCACGCACCGTCGTTGTATCAAACGATTCAATGTCGTAGATTACCTGGGGAATCGCCGCGAAAAACTCTTCAGGCGTCAGAACAATCTCCGTGTGATCCGATTGAATCCAATCGGCCACTTTTCTTGCATAGAAAAGATCCGTGCTCCCCGCCATTCCAATACTAAACGTTTTGAGCGTCGCCTTCCCCTGCGCTTTCAGTTCCCTCGCTACAAGAGCCGCAATCAAACTACTATCAAGCCCGCCACTCAGTGTAACTGCCAACTCCGACCTGTCCGTCATCATGCGTTTCTTTACGGCCTCTGTAAGTGCGTGGGCAACGGCGCGCTTGGCCTCCGTCTCATCCTCTAAAAGGGGGATCTTCAGGAACGGTATGTGGTGATATTGCCGCGATTCTCCCCTATATTTTCCAGAAAAATCAACTACCATGTAATGTCCCGGCAAAAAGGGGCTGATTTTACCCCCAGCGGCAATCAGCGATTTCATTTCCGAGCCATATAATAACCCCCGTTCGGAAACGGCGGTGTAGAGAGGGCGAACACCATATGGGTCGCGACCTATCACCGCCCGCCCCCGCTTTAAATCAAAAATGATAATGGCGAAGACACCATCCAGGGCCCGGAAAAACTCCTCTAAAGGGATGCTCAACTCGCAGAAACGCTCGTATAGTTCCCCGAGAATTTCGCAATCGGATCCTGATACGTTGCTTAGCTCATATTGCTTGGCCAGAGCCTTCCAGTTGTAGATTTCCCCGTTACAGACCCAGGCCAAGTTTTCACCCCGATACATTGGCTGCATTCCAGACTCATTCAGGCCGTTAATAGCCAGGCGTGTAAATCCGAGAACTCCTGTGCCTCCGAAATGCGCAACACGCGTCCCCTCTGGCCCACGCGCCTTCAACGTGGCCATACACTTGTTTAGTATATCAAGATATTGCTCCCCCAAACAACACCATATGCCACACATTCTTATAGATATTATCAATGCCAACTTTAGATGGATTCCAGTGACATTCTCCGCAGGTTACAGGCGCAGACCATATTCGCCTATTACAAGACAAATACGCTCTCTACACAGGAAACGTGTAACTATAGCACCTGCAGCAGTATAACGGGTTGCATTGTGAATTACCCGACATATGAAGAACGGCAGCAGGTAAATATAGGCTCGCAAGCCTGTAACAGTTGTTCTCGCACTGGCTGCGGATGCAAGTGAACTAAGTAAAATCCTCCAGGCGCTTACAATGTATATGAAGATTTACAATGGGCCATTCTTTGCCGTCGTTACCCACAATCACTGGAAAACGACGACAGACAGCATCCACCTTCCATATATATTTTAACCGATCTGTCCGATAATCCACATGCATATTCACGTAGGGCCCGCGAGGCCCGCCATTTCTCGGGTCATCTCCACCCATAAACTGTCCGTGGGCCGCAGCATCAAATACACAAGGAAACGCGGGATTTTCATACCAACTTCGGTATAGTTCGGAAATCAGGTGTGTCCCTGGAGGGATTGTTGGTAACAGGGGATAGTCATCAATATTCTCAAGCCAATACTCGCCGGCCCGCCGCATTTCATCTATTCTACTTCTCGTGGCCGCCAAGAAAAAGAGAAACTGCGTGAGTTTTTCTACGTTGTTGCAATAAACAAATGAAAACGCAACGTGAATCCCTCCGTTAAGCTCAGCTGGGCCATTAAATGTGGCCGAGAGACCCTTGCCTGTAGCTCTCATAATAGGCGCCAACTCTTCCACATTTCTATAAAGCATATTATCATATTCCATGTGCAGGCACTCACTAACCCCTTTCCAGCGCATCCAATCCTCTAGCACAAAGAGACGTTCCGTAGTATATCGCCAAAATCCATTGCGAAATGTCATGTCTAGTAAAGTAGTTTCTTGAAAGCGTTTGTGCTCAGGTGTTAAGGGAATGTCCGCAATAGGCACCCATTCTTCGTCTGATCCATACCCCCTTTCGGGGACAGTAGATGCGAGAAATATGATGGGCGCATCGGGATTCCAACGGCGTGCTTGTTGAATAGCAATACACGCATAATCGGGAATAACCGAGCCAATATGGACAAAGACGATTGGAATCATTGCTGTATGAATATATATATATAATCTATTCTATTTCACGCAGATATGATTCATATATCGTTTTCCAAAAGGGGCGAAGGACCATCGGATGGAAAGGGCTGGGAATATCTCTGGGTATAGCAAGGGTTGTCAAATCTTTGATGCTCTCAATAGGTATAAGCGGCAGCGAGGGATAATCTGCCAAGAGCCTCGCGGTATGTTCATTATTATGAACAATCGCCCATGCACCGTTCATGATCGTCTCCCAATGCCGATGCGTATCGCGGCCATTGCCTGGGGGACATACAACCATCTTATAGGTTGTAAGTAGATCTACGAACTCATCTCTCGGAAGACGCGCACGATACAGATCTATATGGGGGAGTTCGCCACGAAGCGGGTAAAGTTCTTGAAGCCACTCGCCGCGAATCTTATTCGTATTGGAAAACCACGTGAAGAGAATATTATTTTCACGCTCCTTGGCACGGGAAATCGTCACGGGGGGATCCCAATCTACACTGCCCCCGCGCCAAATGCGATTCTGCTCCATGATCGGCAGAGTTCTTATGCGAGGATGCGCCACAATATTATTTTGAATGAGCGCATATACGTTCGGGTGTTTCTCCAAAAATGGTATGAGCACATCATAGTTCACTACATAGTCGCCGTTATGGAACACAAGTAACCTTAGGGCAGGCCACGGCCCGCGTGCTGCAACAACGTCTATTAGGCCTGGATCCACATATACAAACAGCGATTTTGTGGTCCGAATAGTTTCTTCGGGCCATTCCTTCTCTATATAGAGTTGCCGCCCAGGTGGAACCGCCACATCAATCCATTTATGCATCTCCCTCTTTTTCTCTTTATTTATAATCGTATATTGGCACATGCCCTGAAAGAACTCGCCCGATACGGCGGCGAGTTCTCTAGGAATATTCAACTGGGCCAGATCATAGCCCCCTACTGCGTTATAAAAAATATCGGTTTCTGATATCTTATTGAATCCCGTGGGAATCCAGCGTTGCTCTGCCTTTCCCATATAGGCTGCGCACCATGAAAAGGCCGAGTTTGTGGCTATAATCCTTTTTGCTGCGTAAAGAGTTGCGAAATCTTCTAGCTCACTCCCGTGTTGAAATATCGGGTGAAACTCCTCGTAAAAACGCAGGTAGTTTTCTTCTGCTTCTCCCATGGGCTTTTCACACACAATAATAACACGAGTAGTGGGCTCTAAACGGCGAATCTTCCGCAAAATAGAAAGATGCACTGCCGGATTTATAATCATATTTGTAGTGCGATATCCCCCCAACTGGATGTGAAGGACAATATCGGACGGTTCTAGCGCAATGGGCGGTGTGACCGGTCGTGGGGGCGCATTTAAAATCTCTTCTATGGTTTTTCCCACTCGCATTCTCTTTTTTACAGAGTATAAGAACGGCCAAGCTTAAACGCGGGCCAGATCAACCCTATAGAGAATGCCCCCAGCGGATAAATCAAAGGCGGATCGGCTCAAGGAGACCATTCGCCTTCTCAAAGAACTCCAGCGCGTAGGGTTTCACGAAACCGATCCAGGATATATGGAGATCAAACGCATCATGACGCAATGGGTAAATGACGGAGAGAAAGTGAGCGCGGTTGTGTGTTTTATTCGACATGGGCGTGATGCACATGTCGAACTGCCGAAGCGGGCGGATAAGGCCGCTTCTATTAATCTGAAGGTCGTGGAAGTCCCAGAAAATGATGCCGTGGAAGAGTAGGAAGATGAACCCCATATATTTTCTACGGGTGTGTGTCGGTATAGGAATGACAATCTCGGGTGTGCTCCGTCTTCGGAATCCTGAAATAGGAGCTTCCGAAATACGCAGTCTTTGGCTTTTCACACCAACTACAGAAACCTTGATCGCGGTTTTTGAATTACTAGGCGCCCCTATTTTGCTAATGGGTGCAAAATCTCTGCGCGATTTCTATTTATCATTCTATTGCGTATGTGTAGTGTTTATAGGAATACTCTATATGCAGAAACATAGATTAGAAGAAATAAAACATCTTGTTGCCTTTACTGGCGACATGAAAACTATATGGTATCATACACTTATTGCAACTATTATGGCAGCGATTATAATGGCCCCTTAAAGATACTTATCGTCAGTAGTTTCAGAATGGCCTCTAGTCGCGCGGGTATCACGGCCGAGGGTGCTCTTTATGAGTCCGTCGCTCGTGGGAACAAAGATACATTTTTCTTTCAGGAAGACCCTGAGAAAACGCTCAATCCCTTTGAAAATAGATATGAGAAAACTCCCCCACTGATTCATGAACTCCGGCGGATTCCTCCGCTGAATGGGGCAGAGTTTGGGCGCAGTTGTGAATTTGAATTTGAGATTGCGGGTGATATTTTCATGCAGCCCACGATCCTCATTGATCTTCCTACGTGGATTCCTCCGATGGAGGCGGAAGCTGGTGATGCGCGGCTTATTAGAGATGCGGCCGGCAACTCCTACGGCTATACGAATGGCATTGCGTATTTCCTTTTCAGTCGCATTCAGATTTACCAGGACAAGCTGCTATTGGAGGAATATAGCGGCGATGCGCTGTTTGCACGTCGTGCAGGGCGGGGGAGCCTTTCATCGGCCTATTTGGAGAATACTCTTACAGGATGGCACGATGGCTCCGTCACATCTATTGCGGCTAATGCAACACCTCCCCGTCTTCGTTTAGAAATTCCCTTTATTGGGGGACGTCAAGGGTTTCCAAGTATTGCTATGCGCAAACAGACGTTTAAACTGCGCTTGGACCTCCGGAAATTGGAGGAAATCGTGGAATCTTCTGATGCGACGACGACGGAACCCGCTAGGCCATGGCTACTTCCTATTATGCAAAATGGTGCAACGTCTATCAAACCCCTCGCCCTTACCGCCATTGCGGCGCCTACGTTACAACTGGAAAGTCGCCATATTTACACGGATGGGGAAACACAAGTGGCTCTGCGCTCCAAGACAATTGAACTCCCTTTTAGTCGTATTTACGAAAATACATATAATTTTGGTGTGACAGACTATGCGCCATTATTGAAGAATGTTCCCGCGATTGTCACGCGACGTTTAGATGCACAGCATCCTGCGTCCCGTGTTTTCTGGTTTATACGCTCGCGCCAAGATTTACGCGCGGGGCGGCGCTGGAAATTCACTGGAACTGGTGCGCAAGAATATTACGCCAATGAATCGCTTATTATAGCTGGACGTGATCGCGAGACGCTTTTCAGCCCCTTTATATGGAATACGCTTACACACCACGCAAAAGAAGATCGTGATTGTGGTGCGGGTATTGGCGAAATGTCGTGGGATTTGGGCGATGTTTATGGACGGCGCGCGCCCTTCCACGATAAACAACCTGAAGGTTCCGTGAACTTCACCACGGCCGATAGGCCGACGCTTTATACGAGTCTCGCAGATGCGGCAGGGTCTAATACGGAGATGACGGCCATTGTAGATACGTGGGTCCTATATGTCATTGAAAACAATAGGGGCTATTTGAAATATGGGAACTAAGAGCTGCATTTTTTCGTTCGCCTCATGTGCCTCTTTTTATTTCTATGCGTGCGTCGCTGTGCGCCACCCCCTTTTTTTTTAGCAGACTGTTTCACCTCAGCCTCACGTAGAATTTCTAATATTTCTGGGTTGTCCCTAACCCTATCTATATCTCTTTCATATATTTTAGCACCATGCGATAAAAGCATGCGTATTATTTTTATGTTTCTGTTCATGATTGCTATACCTAAAGGGGTTGCCCCGTAGGTAGTCATAGCATTCATATCAGCCCTATTGTCAAGCAGTTTTCGTGCCACCTCAACCTCATTACCATTACACGCTAGGAAGAGGGGTGTTTCATCATTCTTATTTTCAGCATCTATTTCCGCACCGAGCGTAAGTAGTATTTGAACAACCTCTAACTTACCATTCTTGCTAGCAACGTGTAAGCAGGTATTATTTAAAGAATCCTTAGAACTTATATCCACCCCTACTTCGTGTAGCTTATTCACAAGTTTCAGATTGCCGCTAAAACATGCAAAATGTATAGGCTCACTACCATAATTATCTTTCTTTTTTGGGTTGGCTTCTTTATTCAGTAGTTCCTCCGCAACCTTCTCATGCCCCCCAATACAAGCGACCATTAGCGGGGTGATACCATTTTCGTTCTCAGCCTCTACCGTAGCGCCCCACGCAATCAGCTCCCGCACAACCTCCAAGTCGCCGTTCTTCGCGGCAAAGTGCAGAGGCGTGGCGCCGTCATTCCGCGCAGCGTTCACCACGGCGCCCCGCGCACGCAGATCCCGCACAACCTCCAAGTGGCCCTTTTGGCTGGCGATATGCAGAGGCATCATACCATCTTCATCCACAGCATCCACCTGAGTCTCCCAATAGCAGTGACCCTTAGCCCCTTTAGCGCGCAGCGCACGCACAGCATTCATGCGTCCTTTATTACATGCGTGCCATAGCGCAGTCCTCCCTTCCGTGTTTGTTAGCTCCAAACGCGCCCCACGCTTAATCAACCAGTCTAACCGCCGCGCGTCCCCCGCCGCCGCTGCGGCCATCACATGCGTGCGCTTCTTCGGACCATGTGGTAGGTCTTTTACGGCGTCCCACAGCTGCTCCTCGCCCCACATCTCTCGCGATAGTCCGAGAAAGGGCTCGACATCGTACCCAAAGCCATTTTGTGCTGCCATAATCATCGCAGAAATAAAGTTATAACGGAGGTCTTCTGCCCATCGACTCGCATTTTCTACTAACTTATCTAGTGATTTAGCATCAAGGTATGCGGTTGCCTTTAGAGCATGGATTGCGCCTTCCCTCGTGAGCCCGCCATTCTTTTGTAGTTCATCTATCGCAGCCTCCCATTCGGAAGATTGTGCTGAGCTTTTTTTTGGCGGCGACCAGTTTTCCTCCATTCTTATTTAAACATAAGATTTTCAGTAGAGTAGTCAGGAAATGGCCGCACCGCCATCAATAGGAGAGGTAAGCTCGTATTTGAAAAAGACGTTCACCCTGGAGAAATTCTCAACAGGTGAAGGTGCGAGTTTTACGGGGGGAAATAGATCCGTTCAATATTTTGGGGGGAACAGTTCTATTGCAACTGCGGTCCACTCCGCCACGGCCCAAGGAATTCCGCTAAGCACAGATATTAATAAGATTAAGTATGATGTTCCTGTGGAGACACTAAAACGCCCTCTCGGAACGATCACTACGCTTTTGGATCTTACGAACCGCGAGCTACAGGAAAATGACCTTTTTCCGCTGAATACTGAGACCACATGGTTCACACGTGACACTGAGCGGCGCACCCTGGCTTTCACACCGCTTATACAGGAGATTCCTCTCCGCGGTCCGGCGGCGTTTGGTCAGCGATTTTCCTTTGATCTCGGCTCCATCCAGGTGGGCGATATTCTTTTGGGAACCGTCCTACAGATTCGTCTGGGTCATTGGCTAGATGCACAGTCACAGCTTATGGCCGACGCGGGGTCGCTGACGTATGTGGATCCACAGACGGCATGGGAATATGCAAACAGCCTCGGAAGCGCCATTATTCAACTGGCCGAGCTGGAAATAGACGGAAAAACGATGGAGACGATTGACGGCGATTTCATCAATGTGTTTTCCAGCCTGTTCGGCGATTTCAATGAGCAGGTGGGAATAGCGTATGACCATCTGGGGCGTATAAGCATGGCGAGGCTTATGGCAGAAACGGCCCCGCGCCTATTTCCTACAGAGGGTGGAACGCTGAATTGCCCTCTCCCCTTTTTCTTTATGCGCGCAAAGCGGCAGGATGGTCTCCCCATGATTGCGGTGCGGGAAGGCAAGGTGAAAATTCATATAACATTGAGACCGTTTGAAGAGTGTGTGCGCCAGATCCGCGGCTATAGGGATTCCTGCACGGCTGTCCCCTTGAATACAAGCATTGCGTTGCATAATGGTGCGACGCCCCGAACATGTGTAACAGGTGTTGCCCCACCCCCCTTCAAATTCGTGCAACTTCTTACGCAGGGTTCCCTTATCAATGGGGAATTTCGTCAGCGAATGTTGCATAAACCGTTTGAAATTATTCACCGCGAGTTACAAACGTTCTATTTTGAAGAACCGCTAAAATACGCTGTTGGAAAACGGGGGAATAATGATACGATTCGTATTCAACTCCCTTTAGAGGCGAATCACCCTTTGGAGGAGATTATTTGGTTTGTGCGGCGTCGTGGAGTGCGTGATAATAATGCATGGACAAACTACACTGGGGTTCTAGATGCAGAGTGGAACGCGCGCTCTTGGAGCGCTGAACAACCCCTCCTGCAGAACGCCATTATACAGGCGAATGGAGTGAATATTTGCGATGCGGATGAACAATATTATCGGCAATTGATCGCGGGGGCGCATCGTGGAGGATATATATCGTATGGGCGATTCGTATATGGTTATCCCTTTTCGCGCAGCCCCGGAGAACATCAGCCAAGTGGGAGTTTTAATGCGAGTCGTTTAAATTCGCTGCGTCTTATTTTGGATGTGAAGCCGCCTGGGGGTGTTCTAGATGGCAACTGGGAAGTGAAAGTGTTTTGTATTGGTCTTAACTGGCTCCGATTTGAAAATGGCCTGGCGAACCCCATGTTTGAAGATTAATTATATGCGAACTATAGTATGAGCAATAGGGGCAACTATTTAACGAACGTAGCTCTATCGACTACGGGCCGTGATGGATTTGCAGGAACCACCGTAGAAGCTTCTAGGCTCTACGGTGTTTCCGTTACTTCGCTCTTTATTATAATTTTCTCTGCAGGGGCGGCGTATCTTTCTTATAACTATAACATGGCCATTGGAACCTCGGGGGGAATGACAATTATATATGGCATCCTAAGTTTTGTATTTAGTTACTTATACTATCCCTATTACGCACTGGTCCTGGCTAAGAATGGTCGCGGTGGCCGGCGTTAGATTTGTGTGTTTTATTGCGGGCCTTGAAAATCTTATCAAAACTGTTTGTGCTATAACCATATTGAAATAACATAGATTCTTTTGGAATCTTCACCTTTTTATGGAGCTCGGGATCCGTGATGCCACCCCAATGCCGTGGATAGAAGTATTTCATTGGATAAATCTTTACATCCGGAAACTTTTTCTTACTTTGCATGTAAGCACGCGTGACGTATAATGGTCCCACGCGCCTCCATGCGTGAGCTTTATCACCTTCCCTGTTGGAATTTGTTATAATACCATCAAGTAACATTTTTATGAATGCATGATTTGCTTTCGCACCTATTAGGCCATTGGCTACAAGGCGTCGTGCGGCTGTGAGTCCGGGCCCTAGATTTCCAAGTTTGCGAGTCCGCTCTTTACTAAGATTTTCCCAGCCGAAGAATACGGTTGCGGGGTTCCTTTCTAAAAACGCGGCAAATTCGGAGGGCTTCATAACTACAGAATCTGCATCAATATATATTCCTCCGAACTGATACAAAAACAGGAGGCGTACAATATCTGCACGGCCGGCAATTTCTTTAGAAAATGTATTGTATTCTTTCCGAAGGCCAGGAACGGAATCCCAGTTCAAGGAATCTATATCGGATTCTTTCCAAAGTCTGTATTGATAGCCGTTCTGTTTCGCAAAAGAACGCACGGTATCCATCCATTCTTTTGGCTGCGGAGCATTTCCTAGCCAAATCTGATGTATGATTTTCGGTATTTCTCCACCGACCGTAGCCATCTCCTATTATATCTTTTTAAAAATGTTTATGTAAAAATAGAAAATGCCAGGGGGCCCTTTCCAAAGTGCAGCGGCACGTTTAGGACGTAAAGACCCGCTTCCTCCGTCGCCGGTAACTCCAAATACGAGGCCCTGGTATAGAAGGTTTATGAATAGGGCAGGCAGTCTATTTGGCACTATGAAACGAAAGGCCAGTAACACACTAAAATCTATGAAACGAAAAGTTACAAACTATTTCGATCCGAAATATGCCTATGCACGTGCGCTTGCAAATGCGAATAGTAATAATGATCGCCTTATAAAGGCCAGAAATATTACTCGTTCCTATTATAACAAAAGGGGCAAACTAGCGTCGTTACCTGGTTATTTAACTAGAAATAATGCTAATGCGCGAAATGCTGCAGCAAAATTTTTACGTGAAAACCCGTTTTGGGAAAGAAAAATACGCGGAGTGCGTAGGACAGCAAATAATATTCAACGCGGTTTTAGAAGTCGTGCAGCGAAAGTGGGGCCTGCACTAGATAATGCACCCGTTTCCCCTACTGCACCACTTGCCGTAGCGCTGCCCGCACCACATCAAATAAATGCAAACTTACAGGGCAGGGCGAATAGACTCGAGGGAAAACGTCTTAAAAAAGAGATTGATGACAAATATGCAGCCATTATTACTTTGCAAAAAGAACTCGAGGAGGGAAAACCCGCACATAATAATATTGCTGCGAGGGCGGCTGCTATTGCAGAAAAACGTAAAAAACACGGGGGAATATTACATGGGATTGGGGCCTTTTTTCAAAAGGCTTTCCATCACACGGCAGAAGGCTTTCCACCTGAAGATCCCCTCGACGTGCAGGAGCAGGCCCTTCAAGAAGAACGGGCTGCACGTAATCAAGCAAATGCATTGGGCTTTGCCGAGATAGCAAGAATAGAACGGGAAATAGCAGGAAATCTTGCGAATTTAAGAAACCTTAAAGCCCGCACACCGAATGTTGAAAATGCTCCAAATGATCCTAGACAAAAGAATTTTACTGCTGAACAAATGGGGCCATTGATGGCGGCGGCGGTGCATATGGCCGCCGCTTTACACGATATAAACGAGGAAAAAATAAAACCTCTGTTAAAAGTAATCACGGAACAGGGTATTAAAGATGAAACACCCCTTTTAAAGAAAGATCAGTTTAAATCCCCAGTTACTATAACTGTTAAATATCTTAAAGAGTTTTTTGAAGAGTGTTTGAAAACCTCTAAAGCTATGATGAGAGGGGATAAAATGAGAAAACATGTCAAAGATCTCAGAAAATATTTAGAAAAGATAAATGAAATAAAAGCATTAGCACCCAAGAATGATGGGGAAATGAATGAGGTTGTTACGGCGGTGGGTCTAAATGTAGCAACCGATTTAACGTGGGCTGGAACCCTATTATCGGCACCAACAAAAATCGGTGCAGCTGTAGCAGAATTCCAAACCGACAATAATGGGACTCTAGCTGCTTTCAAGGAGGCATTTGAACATATGGAGGCGCTTCTACGGGGGCTTCCGTAATAACGTGATGTAGTCTAATTCAAGAAGCTCCAGGGGGGATTCTTGAATTAGGGGGTTAAGTATCCCATCTCTCTTTAAAGGAGATGGTAGCCGCCTTGCTGCGAGTTATTTACGGAGGAGTTCAAGATTCTAGACTCCTCTGTCAAAAGGGGCAGCCTAATCCAGGATTTTTCGTTCGTGTGTTTATTCGTGCAGGGCGTTTTACTACCCAATGGGTACGGCTGGATTTTGATACTCTCCCGACGCTGGGCAATACTTCTGTTATAACCCTTCCCAGAAAGGGCCAGCTCATTTCCCGTCTTTATCTGGTGACGACGATGCCTGATATTGCGACCCCCCAGAAGGCGGCTAAGGACTGGTCTTTGGCCAATGGGAAGACTTTCGTCGGCCCTACCTTCGGTTGGACGAATTCGCTGGGGCACGCCCTTATTCAGAGCGCATCTCTAGATATTGGTGGCACTCGCGTAGAACAGATTGACGGCCGCCTCTTAGAAGTGCTCGACGAATTCTACACGCCTCTAGAGAAGGTAAGCCTTATGGATAAGATGCTTCCTCGCGATTCATCCAACTTTACGCCTGGTGAGTTTGGTTCTACATCTACTACGCAAGCAACTACACCACTCCCCTTTTGGTTTAGTAATGGAGATGCCGGCACATTTCTCCCTATCGATGCACTTCAAGCAGATCCCGTGCGGCTGAGTATTAAATTCAATGCACCGGCAACTCTCTATGTGAGCACGGCCCAAAAAAACACTGGAAGTTCCCCCCCCGCAGGCGGAGAAGCCTATTACAACATTGCGCAATCCGAGTTTTTTTACAATGATCCGATAAACGGCACTAATATATATGGCTTGACTGGAAATCCGAACACAGCTGTGAAGGTCTCTCCGATTCCAGGCATAGCAATGCCCACTGCACAGCTCCTTCAAGTTCTTGGACCGACGTATATCATGGCAGAGTATATTTACCTGGATCGCCCAGAAGCGAATAGATTTCGCCTTGCCGATATTCAAGTACCCATTCTACAGCATTACGCATTTGATCCTGTAGATACAAATAATGCAGAATCTGCAAATTGCTATATAAAAATCCCCAATCCTACGCGTAACCTCTTTTTCTACCTACAGAGATATGAGGCGCCGTATTATAACGCCCCATTTCTGGCGACGAGAGATTTATCAGGTGCGGATGCTTTGACTCCCCCGTGGTGGCCAAATGCGAGTCAAATCAGCCCGCGCACCTACTCCGAAATGGTCCCAGGATTCGCTTTTCGCAACTCGGAACCTATTAACGGCATTGATCTCATATATGAAGGAAAACTATACCGATACAGCACAACAACCCCTGCAATATTCCGCTCCTTTGTTCCATCATTGGAACTCAGAAAATCTCCCTGGGTGAATCGCTATTTCTACAATCTACCATTCGCATTTCAAGCGGGTTTTCTTCCGCCAAGCCAACCATGTGGAGAGGCAAATATGGACAAGATTGTGAATATTAACCTTCGTCTGAATATGGCGCCGCTCGCAGGTTATTTAGCCATAGGCTCTATCCCCCGTTATCGCATATACGCATGGGCAGAGACCTATAATATCTTTCGTGTGTATGGCGGTCGTGGTGGAATGATGTTTGCCTATTAAAATTGAAGGGGTCGGGTGCATTGTGCGGCAACTACAACGATGGACTTCCAGAACTACTCCCCAGAGACGCAGGTGGCTTGGACGGCGCTCGAGGTTGGCAAGGAATACCTCCACTGCTGCACAGGGGGCGGTGGTAGCGACTTCAAAAAGTTCGTGTTCTCACGCATTCAGCGGATTGCCGAATGTATATTCGTCATACCGGATGAGCCCGCGGGGCACGCATTCGCCGTGGGCGACTGGATAGGGGTGGAAGGGGGTCCTCGCAATCGGTTCTGGACTTCGGAGACGCGCATTCCCCCGCCACCAGTTTCCGAGGAAACAAGTAGGAATGCCTCCCCCCTCCGATATTCTCGTGATCAACCCTCTATCCAGTAAGCCTCCCGAGGAGCCACAGCAAGAAGGAGAAGATATAGCTCTTTGCTCCCTCACCTATTGTTGTTTCTGTATCCCCCTTTTTGCCTTACTCACGGGAAGATAGTTGATCCTACTTCTTTTTCCCGTAGATCCATGCTAAAATGCCTACACTGATCGCAAGAAGAGCGATTGTCCCCCCGCGAGTTCGTATGGTATATTGTAGCTTATCTAGTGTTACAGAACTGGTATCAAATATATTGGAATAATCTTTCATACCATCTTCAATATCAGAAATAGAAGGGCGCTGTGTGGCCAGAAGAGGGGCCGTTGTTACAATACGGAGTTGATCGGAGTAATATACGTCTATAGGACCATCGTTATCGGGATCCCAATTAATGACCTTTTCATAGGCCGATGCACGAAGAACATAGAAATGGAGCGCGAATGCGTTTTCTATTTCCATCAAGTGTTTTCCGTGCATCTGCGCAGGTCCCTGTATATATGTCGGGCCACCGAGAAAAATATCATATGCATCGCGCTCATCCCACAGAGCCATTTTCACCGTGGCCCAGCGCTCCTTGAAATCTGCGGCGGGAACACAGTCATCTTCAATGATAAGAACCCAGGGTAAGCCTCGCCGCATAGCCGCACGGGCAATGGCCACATGTGATTCACCACACCCTTTCCAGCCTTCTGCGTGCTTTATAGCCGAAAAACGTTCGGGGTGAATACCAGTCCCTTCAAAGGCATTTTGAACATCGGACCATCTGTCTGGGCGACTGTCCAAGTTTATACAGAAACATGGAAGGTCGGGTAGAGCCATTTCTTATTATGTACCGCGAGTTTAATCACGACGCGTCATTCTAGTTTTCGCACGACGGCTCCTGCGACTATATGCATGCGGAGAACCCTTCCATTCACTATGAAATTCATCCAGCTCGTCTTCCAATTCACTGCGCTCCGTCATGCCATGCCATGGAATCTGAAGCGCATCGAGCCCCTCTTTTAACTCGCTTATTTTCATCTTTTTTACCCGTTCATTAAAGCCCGACATCTAATATAGGGTTGCATATTTTTCGCAGCAGTAAAATTGCCCCCACGTAGTCATTTTCTAAGGGAGTATCAAACATGACCTCGCTACTTATCGTGGAATCCCCCGCGAAATGTTCCAAGATTCAAGGGTTCTTGGGCTCGGGTTGGCGCGTCATTGCAACGATGGGGCACATTCGATCTTTGGAAGAAGACTTGGATGCCGTGGGCCTGGAGCGCGATTTCGAGCCACGATTCCAGTTCATTAAAGAGAAGAGCAAGGCGATCGCGCAGATCAAAGAGGCCGCCGCGAAGGCAAGTACGATTTATCTGGCCTCAGACGATGATCGTGAGGGCGAGGCGATTTCGTATTCTGTCCTGACCCTTTTGAAACTGAATCCCGCCACTACTCCGCGCGCCGTGTTTCGGGAGATTACAGAGTCAGCTGTAAAGGCGGCCGTTGCAAATCCGCGTCGCCTTGATATGAATCGCGTGAATGCGCAACAGGCCCGCGCAATCCTAGATATGATGGTGGGTTTTACGATTTCTCCGCTTCTCTGGAAATATGTGGGACCGGCCCTATCTGCGGGTCGATGCCAAACACCTGCACTCCGTCTTCTTGTAGATCAGGAGGCCGCCATTCGTGCGCACACCACGAGCACTGTCTGGAAAATCAAGGGCTCGTGGGCTACATCGGCACGCGCAGTAGCCTTTGAAGCCGCCCTTACAGAGGAGCTTGAGAATGAGGAGTCCGCGACGAATTTCCTGGAGAACATTCACCAAGAATCCGATGCGAAGGTGACTTCAGCAGAAACTCGCCCCACTACAGAACAGCCCCCAAAGCCCTTGATTACCAGCACGCTTCAGCAGGAAGCTTCTGCGACGATGAGTCTGCAGCCGAAACGCACCATGCAGATTGCGCAGCGTCTGTATGAGGCGGGACATATTACCTATATGCGCACGGATTCCGCTATTCTTTCCGAGGAGGCCAAGACAGCCGCGGAAAGCTGGGTTCGTGCCACCTTTGGAGAAGAATACATCGCAGCTGCGGGGGCGAAAAAGGCCCCGGTGAAATCCAAGTCCCAGGCCACCCAACCGCAGGAGGCCCATGAAGCCATTCGCCCGACGCATATTGAGCGCACGGACCTACCTGCGGATGAGGACTGGACGGCCCCTGATCGCAAGCTCTACAAGCTCATCTGGAATCGCGCAGTGCAGAGTGTGATGGCTGCCGCGAAGGGTGAGCAGCGCACGGTGGATTTTGTGGCGGCGGGCGACCCTATGGAGTTTGTATGGCGGGCGATTTGGAAGCGGCAGATCTTTGCAGGGTGGCGACGGATTGGTGCGGCGGCTACGAATCTGGATGATGAGGAAGAGCAGCAGGTGGCAGAGAATAACTGGGCAACGGCGGAGAAGATTGAGGTAGGTGTGACTCTGTATTGGAGGAGCTTAGAAGCCTGGCCACATGATTCTAAGCCCGCGGCTCGCTATACAGAGGCCACACTAGTGCGAGAACTGGAGAAGCGCGGAATCGGGCGCCCGAGCACGTTTGCAGCGCTTGTAGGCACGGTGATAGATAAAGGTTACGCAGAGAAACGTGACACCGCCGCGCGAGAAGTTTTGCTTCCGCGCCTGCGTCTAGATTCTCCGAATATGTGGCCCCCCAGTCGCACGGTGGAGAAGAAAAAGGTCGGCGCGGAGAAACAGAAACTTGCGCCCACGACTCTAGGGCAGTCTGTTCTGGAATTCTGCCTACGAGAGTTTCCTGATCTCTTCAACTACGAATTCACGCGCACAATGGAGACGCGCCTTGATGGAATCGCCGATGGCGCAGAGGCCTGGAAGCAGTTGTGTCGTGATACGTGGGGATCCTATAAGGAAAAATATGCCGCTCTGAAATCGGGAAACTCTACTGTGGCTGCAGGCGCTGCACGCGAACGTCATTTCACGGGTGGAATCAAAGGTGTCCAAAGTAAGAAGGGTCCGCTTCTTCTAAAGGAGGGTCCCACGCCGGTCTTCTACGGCTGGCCCGAAGGCAAATCGTTCCGAGAGATAACTGATGCGGAGGTCACGAGCTTTGTAGCACTCCGTATAGAGCAGCAGACAGGTTCTTCCCTGGGCGAGCACGATGGAAAGCCGATTGTGAAGAAGTCGGGGCCCTTTGGCACTTACGCGGAATGCGACGGTGTCCGCGTGCCCTGCACTGAAGAAGACACCGCAGAAACCATCTGTGCAAAGCTACAGGCAAAGTCTCAAGCGTCGCTTCACACGCTCGGCCCCTTTGAATTCCGAAATGGCCCGTATGGGGTGTTCATGTTCAAGAAGGATCTTATTGGAAAGGCGCGCAAATTCGTGGGTGTCCCGAGTGGTGTTGATCCGAAGCTGCTGACGCAGGAGGCTGCCATTAAAATCTATCAGGCCGGCCTCATAATGAAAGCAAAGGGGAAGCAGTTCAAAAAAAAGAATGAGGCCACTTAGTAGGATGGATCGCGGTAAAACGCGAAAGAAGGGAAAAACGGATATTTTAAATGTCCCCACCTATGTAATAAATCTTAAAGAACGGCCCGATCGTTGGAAACGATTTACTGATCAGCCCATTGTGCATACCTTTAAAGCTCTCAAACGGGAAGTGGCTGTGAATGGAAAGAAGCTGAACTATGCACGCGACAAGCGCATTTCTATCAGGACAAAGCTCAATATTTTTCGTAACTATCGGCGCAGCCATCACGAAATAGCCACTCTCGGTGCAGTTGGTTCCTCTATGAGCCACATCGGCATCTGGAAGAAGTTCGTGGAAAGTGGCGCAAAGATGTGCCTCGTGTTAGAGGACGATGCTATTCTAACGGAGAATCATGTAGAGAATATAAATCGCATTTTACCGACTCTGCCGAGTAAGTGGGGCATGTGGATCTTGGGCTGGTATCGTCCGAATCTCGTGAGAGAACCCCTCCCTACAAAGCCCTGGAATCGAGTCTATAACTTTACGGCAGCACATGCGTATTTATTGACGCGCGACTCTGCGATAAAACTTCTTGAAGAACCATTCCCTATTGAGATGCATATTGAATATTATATAACCAGCTGCTCTATCTTAAAGGATTTCGTCATTTTACAGCATCCCGAGATGCATATAGAATTCTTCCGTAAAGAGCGTGGGCCGCGAACAGCTGACTCAAACACGTCACAGCATAAGAAGGCGGGATGTCCTTCGTGTAATGCGCCCGATGATTATTCGCAGCTTTATAAGAAAAACTCGCGTAAAACGACAGATGGTATAGTTGTCAATGGGCTGGTCAATGGCGAGCAGTCCAAGCGCATTCTCACTCTTTTACGAGGGGCTACGCGAAAAAACTCTAAGCATCCATGAGAGATGTCGGCGACTACAGATGTATCAGGTGCTAAACCTAAGAAGTTCTTGAACGGGTGGACACGCGAACAAGAAGTTCTTATGGCACAGTGGGCGGATGTTGCGTCATGCTATAGATGGTTGCATGACAAGGCGGAAAAGAAGTATAATTCGTTGAATCTGAAGATCAGTATTCCTGTGATTATTCTTTCTACGCTGACGGGGGCCGCTAACTTTGCAGTGGGTAGTTTCATCCCTCCAGATGATACGCGTATGCAGAACTATGTCAGCGCTGGCCTCGGCGGTCTCTCTATTTTCGCGGGGATTCTCACGACGCTTGGAAACTTCTTTCAATACGCGCAGAAATCTGAGTCGAATCGTGTTGCGGGAATCGCGTGGGGCAAGTTTCAGCGCTTACTGACGGTGGAGCTTGCGATTAATCCACATGATCGGATTGAAGCCATGGACTTTCTGAAAATATGCAGAGGAGAACTGGATCGTATGATTGAGCAATCCCCACAAATACCCGATGATGTTATAGCTGAGTTTGAAAAGGAGTTCAAACATATACCTAATCTGAAGGTGCCTGATATCTGCCACGGTATTGAACACACTACCGTCTTTGATGCGAATAAGGCCCGTCTCGGAAAACTCGCGGCGGATGCAGTGCTTCATCTACGTTATAAGAAACAACTACTTGCAATGTCTGTGTTGCCCGAAATAGAAAAGAAAATACAGGAGGAGCTTGATACGAAGATTGAAGAACGTATCAAGGAGCTCCTACCTTCGTCGCCGAAGCCTCCTGGCCTCGGCGACAGTGGAGATATAACAAGCGCGGTGATAAATCTGGAGAGTGATTGGCGGCAACTATTGGTGGGGAAAAGGGGAGGGGCTCCGCCTACAAGCCCAGAGGAGGTGAGCCTTATAGTGGAAAACGTCCCTGGCGCAGTAGTAGAAGAACCGCCCAATCCTAGCGTGGCCTTCAATTAATAAACATACGAAGCGTTCGTGTAAGTTTATCTGCATAACGCTTCTTATCTGTGAAATCCGCGAACAGATCTTCGTCAAAGTGGATTATATCTATTATATCGTATTTCCCCCCCCCTTCATTCTTTTTTAAAACGCGTAAAATGGGGTGTAAAAGTTTAGCATGTGATTCTATTCCTATATCTGTTGTCCTACCTCCAATCTTATATACATCCGTAACATGTTGATCAGAGTACTCCAATGTTAAGACAAAATATATTATTTTTGTATCTTTACTATCAGACTGTATGAACTCACGATGAACACCATTCATATATACTATATCCTTTTTAGTAGGGTCCCATATAAATATATCTGCTAGTTGCCCATACATCTGGTATATCGCAGAAGAGTTATTAATCCTATAAATGATATGCTCTACTAATGCTCCCACAGATTTAGAATTGAATTTCACTATATCTAGTTTCCCGTCATAGTTGATGTGAAAGAAATGTTCAATCAGATATCGGAATCCATGGATGAAGCCACCAGAACTTTTCTTGTGATCTGGTCCATGCATCAAAGACCCAATGAAAAAAAGACCAGGGCTATTAATGCTTTCAAACTTCTCAGTAATATTAGGATACTTACCGTAAAGAGGGACCTCAAAATCAAAGATAGATGTATCAAACTTCCATCCTGTACAGAGTATTACCTCGTCAAATACAATCGGGTATATCTCATGTTTTGTTTCGCATCTTTCACTATGGCATCTAGATGATATACTATACGGCGAATTTTCCGTTTCTTGTGATATACATTTTTTTGTTTGCATTCTTATACACCTTTCTCCATATGTGTTAAACGCATTAAGACTCTTTAATAGAAAGGTATCTAAGAATGGCATATATATAGAGCGAAGGTCACCCGCATAGTGTGTAACAGATGCCCATGGCTTGGGTTTTTTTCCTGTTACTTCAATCTTCGCCGCGTGCGGCGTAAGATGATTCGCAAGCTCATAACCCGAGTTTCCATTACCAATAATGAGGACACTCTTGTTCTCATACTTTTTAAGATTCTCGGGTTTCTTGAAATAGTCCTTTTCAAACTCCCCATAGTGCTTGCACTTCCGCACAGAGTTATCAATCAACCCATCCGTACATGGAACCCCCATACCCGTCGCAATGATCAGTCGTTCGCAGCGATACACCCACTTTTTGTCGCCTTCTTCTACTGCGAGGATGTAGCCGCCCTTTTCAAACTTGCGAATCTTCTCTACCCGCGAGTTGTATTGGATATTGAGCTCGTATTTCTTTGCAAAGTCGTTGATGTAGCGGACAAGGTCCTTGCTGTCAGGATAGTAGTCTTTTGAGTAGTCCGTGAATTTAGGGCCATCGTCGGATAGGAGAGAATTCCAGTCATGGCGCAGCTTGAAATCGGTATTATCTGATCCTGTATGCCTCTTATTGATAGAGATGAGTTGTCCTGTGTGCGGATACTTATCAAAGAAGGAGCCGGCCATTTGATTACGTTCTAGGATGACGTAGTCTATGCCTGCCTTCTTGAAAAAGTAGCCAAGTTGAACCCCCGCGGGCCCCGCACCGATAATAATGTTTCTTACTGGCTTCGCTGGCTTATACATCCTATTAAGATGTGTTGTTTTATAACCTTAGGCCTTGGGGTTCAAGAACTCATTTAAGATAGAATTCTTCGCTTGGAAGGTCCACTTGGCCCATTTGAGTTTTTCAGGACTGTCATTTACTGAGGCCAGCCACCGTGTATAGGAACGTTCATTTTGTTCTAGCCACGTTATACGGACTCTTTTTACTGCTGCCTTGTTCGCGAGAAGCTCATTTGCACGGTGCCAACAAAAAAAGGAGCGTAGGGCGAAGATGAACAGCGCTATATCCTGCACTTCTTCATAGTCGGTTTCTAGTTGCCGGACAAAATCCAACAGGGCATCATCCACCTTGGCAACGGTAGAAAATGATTCCAGCGCAACTCTCATTGATCTGCTCGCGGCCTCCATCTGTTTGTGGCAAAGACTATGTGTCAATGTAGGGGGCCTTCGCGCCGTTGTTGGAGAAGCGGCTGGGGTGGGGTGGGGGTTTGGGCGAAGGGACTTCCACGACCTTGACCTCTGTTAAAGGGGGGGTCCAGCGTTGCTGCGGCGAGAGATCCGAATCCTCGCTCAAGAGGCTTACGACCTTCTCCAGAATGCTGATCAATAACGTAGGGCGCTCAGTCATTTGGGTTTAGGCTGATAAAAAATAGGGGGTTGCGCGCGCTTCAATTTTTACTGGCCTTATGCGTCCTCGGAAATGATGCTCTCCATCTCCTCGAGCAGCTGATCAACCTCCTTGATGGAAATGGTGCCCGTCTCAGGCGTGGATGCAGGCTCAGGCTCTTCCCATGCAACCCGAGGGGCGGGGGCGGGAGCCTTCTTCGGAGCGCCAGGGGGGGCGCCGAGCTTGGAGGTCTTCTTCTCGGGCGGGGTGACCGCAACCTTCTTCGGGCGCCCAGGACCCCGCTTCTCCGTGACCACCGTCTCCGCAACCACGGTCACCTCGCTCTCAGTAGGAGGCGTGGGCGGATGCTGCTCCAACCAGTCCTCGTGCGCTTGGAGGATCTCCGCGTCCGTCCAGTTCTCGGGCGCCTTCACCTTCTTCAACGAGGAGGCGAACTGCTTGGCTTCCGCCTGCCGCTTGAACGAACTCTCGCTCTCCTTCAACAGCGTGTCAATGCGCGCGTTAAAGGCGTGCCAGGCCTTCAGGCCCTCGGAAACCTCGCGCTTGGGCTTCTCGCCTGTGGCAACAGGAGTCTTGCGCGGCCGTCCAGGCCCAGCCTTCTTAGGCGCGGGGGACATTGCTGCAACAGCAGTCTCGACCGCACCACCAGCTACACGGAGCATGGCCTCCAGAGCTGCAATCCGTGCCTTCATGTCGCTAACAATCACCATCATGTCAGAAGCGGACATCTTTTGAGAGCAGGGGGTGTAATAGTAATGGGGGCCAATGGGCCAATCAATTTTATAGGCGAAAATTTGAGGCTCATTGGCCGCTACTAGTCATATAGCAATGGAAGCTGCGTCAATCTTCTTTATATTCGTAGGTAGTGCGTTTCTGGCCGCTTTAATAATCCTAACAGTGATACTCTCTCGTAGAAATACTGCAGTTACTCCGCGGGTTGGATAATCTCATAGTGGTAGGCGATCAAGTTGTTGAAATAGTTAAGGTTGTAGAGCGTCTGATTCACCGCATTGGCTTGCATGTCCAGTTGGCTAAACAGTATCTCGTCATTGGTAATGATGTGAGTGGCGTTTGCTTGCGCATTCAGAATATCTATCATCTCATTGGCCATTGGCTCGGCAGGGGGTATGGGCCTCTCAAACTCTGTGGCTTCGGTGCGACAGTAGGGGCACTCGGAGTGTTTCGCATACCACGTGGCGACGCACCCAGGATGAAAGGTATGGCCGCACGAGGTCTTCGTAGAGCCAGTGGCCTTCTTACCAGGAGGCGCGGGATGATCCACAATCTCTTCATAGCACACGGGGCAATCAATGGGTTCGGCCATGTTATACCGAATATGATGAAAAAATGGTGTTCAATTTTCAATCTGGCGGTTATCTATAAATGTTAGTCCGTTCCTCCTTCACAGCCGCACAGTAGCAGCAACAGCCTAGTAGTCCGAGCGCGATGAAGCCCAGAATGATTCCCGTTTGCTCACCATCTGAGAAGCTGCACCAGCCGATGATTCACGCGCTGGCCCTCGTCATAGTCGCTCATCCTCCCGCGCTCGCACTCGCCGTCATAGTCACTATACACCTCGTCTTCGTAGTCGTGGCCGCCGGCGCCGCGGGCGGCCTCCTCCGCTGCCGTTTCCCTCTGCAGTGCGCCTCCACCGCCTCCGCCGCCAAGCACGGGCCAGCTCTGGTCGGCCGTTGCGACTGCAGAGACGGGCGCGGGGCCCATTAGCGAGGACAACTCGGCTGACAAGCTCACAAGCTTCCCCACAATCTCGTGCTGGCGTTGCTCGTTCTTCGTGGGGACTACACGTGGCGAGCCGATGGGGACGCGCCGCACGGGCTCGCGGTAGACGCCAGGCACATTTGCCGTGAATGAGATGCCCCTCACGGCGCAGAAGGCCTGCCACGGCATCCGCATGCGCATCCGCTCGTAGTAGAGGGCGCCGCCGATGAGGCGCACGCACGCGGGTTGGCCAACCACGTCCTCGCCGTCTGGGTGCTCAAAGGTGATGGTGCGCGCGGGGAAGAGGCGCCGCCCGCGTCCCTCCTCGCCAGGGTGGACGAAGACGCAGACGCCAGGGACCACCTTGCCGTCGGCCGTCTTCTTCGTGTAGACGCAGCCGGCGCCGTGGATGCACGGCTGGGGGGACTTCAGCTCGGGCGCGTCGAAGGCGGGGTTCTCGAACCACTGGATTGCGACGGACATCTTGTTCGCGGGTGGGGGTGCTAGGGACACAGCAACCAGGGCCGTTCAATTTTTCCGTAAAAAATGACCCCCCTCTTTATTTTCTTTTGTTTCTTACCCCCCTTCTTACTGGCTCGCGGATGTGGCCTCTGCGAGCTTGGCTTTGAGCGCCTCCAGCTCGCTCTTCAGCGCCGCATTAGCCTCTTTCGTGCGGTCGTGCTCTTCCTTCAGCAGCCAGAAGGTGTGCCAATTCACCTGCTCAAACGACGGCATGTAGGAGTAAATGTAGATGGCATTGTCTGCGCGAATGCCTGCTGCGCTGGCCTGGTCGATGGCCGCTGCGAGCTCTTCCTTTTCCGCCTCGCTGCAGAGCCAGTGGCCCTTGTATCTGCGGGTGGGATCCTCCTCTTTATGCGGTGGCCACACTCCGTCAAACCCCGCCGTGGTCACAGCGGAGATAGCGCGGCGAAGGCGCATGGTGGTCCGCCACAGGAAGTTGTTACTCTTGTATAGGCACCAGGTGGGGGCGCCGGCCTCGTACATGGTGTCGCAAAGGCAGCGAGACCTACGCGCCACTACTGTATTTAAGAATTCGTTCAGCGCGGGGCCCGTCTCTGCGACTATAACGCCCGCGGCGCTCAGCTCTTCCACAGAGACGAGGCCGCGGGTTGCAGGGCGGAAGACACAGGTGTGGAGCCCGTGCTTCTTCGCCTGGAGAGCGGCTGCGGTGGCGGTAGCGCCCACGATCAGCACATGAGTGGTCCCGTTCTCGTGAAGGGTTTCCAGAAAGTCATTGACTACGTAACATGTGTCGGTCGCACAGTGTAACTTGCCGAACTTGGAGAACTGTGGCGCAGCAGGGCCAGTCATGGGGAAGATGCCGAGGTAACGCTCGGCGCAGTATTTCCAGATACGCGTCTCAAGGTCGCCGATGTCTTGGGCGAGGGCCTCTGCGTCGCTTACGCAGCTCTCCTCGAGGCCCGTATAGATGACGGCGAGCACAGTGTCGTCGCAAGAGGGGTGTGTTGCGGAAGGCATGGTGGGTGCTAATCGGGTACTACGGAGACTGGTTCAATTTTTTAGCAAAAAATGGAATCAGATGAAACAGATGCTTTTTATCTTTAAAGGGTTATCCTGCGGCCACGGTATATTACCAACAGATTGAAGTCGCTGTCGCCACTTATCTCTGCGAAGTTGTTAAAGAGCTGAGCGGGGCCGTGCCTGGGCGAGGGCGTGGCGGCAATCTTGTCCTCGTGGACAGTCAGAATGAGAATCTCGTCGCGGGTGTGCAAGGAGATGCGACCCTCGCCGCGGTGGGACATCCGCAGAGGCTTCACATCAGAGTTAGGGCCGTTGCACGCGCTCTTCATGGACCAATACCAGCTCCGCGCGTGCTTCAGCTGCCGTGTGAGCTTGTGGCGCATGTCCCACCGGTGAAGGTCGTGGTCAAGAGTGAGTGCAGCGAGTTCTGCGCGAATCTTCTCCATCTGCTGCATGGCCGTCTTTAGCTGTTCTTGTGGGGAGGGCTCCGCATAGGCGGTGGTGCGGATCTTGTAGGTCTTGATGGCGGCCTTCAACTTCTCCACGTCGTTGGGGGCCTGCGCGACCACGGCGACCTTCTGCTCTGCGACGGGCTTCGCGGGAGGCGTGATCTCCACAGAGCCACCGGTAGGAAGTGAGGCGCGCCAGGCCGCCTCCTCGGCGAACATGGTCTTCTTGAGAGGGCGACGGGCCCACGGGGCGGGCGGCGTCATGGCGAGCTCTTTGCAGGGGCGGCACTCGCGGCACGTGGTCGGGTGAACCTCGCCGCCCCCGTCTGTGACGCTCTTGACCTGGAGGACGCCCTTCGCAGTCATGATGGCCACGCGGTAGGTGTTGGCGTCCAGAGTCCAGCGGAACTTGGAGCCGATTGCGGGCGGCTGGGCAGCAGGGACGGGAATAAATTCCTCTTGAATCCGCGCCCCGTCTGCAAGGATGAGCCAGTCAGCGAGCTTCATCATCTGGCCGTAGCCGAGGCCGGCCGTGACCATGACGTTGTCGCCCGTGAGAACGGTCGCGCGGCGCAAGGAGTCAGTGTGCGAGAGCTTGGTGCCAGGAGTGTAAGACATTGGAGGATGCTTACTAAGGGGTCGCCAAGCTGGTTCAATTTTACGAAAAAATCTACACCCCCCCTTGTCTTTGTATTTGTCTTTCCCCCCGTTCTTGAGTCTACGACCAGTCTACAATGACGTAGTGCTCGTAGCTCTGGTAGCTATTAGGGCGATGCTCGTATTTAATACTACAGTCTGGAAATCGCGCACGGAGTCCCTCCAAAATCTCGTCCATCTTTAATGCCGGTTTGTTTCTCTTCTGAGGATCACCCCGCACGTAATAGTCAATTGGCCATTCTTGAGAATGGCGTCCATTGGCACAGGCGTTTTCTATGAGGCAGATGTTTTTTTCAACCATTTCGTCAAGAAACGCGTTCTTCTGAGCCAGCAGGATACCTTGAATGTATTCGCGGCTGTAGGAGACTGGCATGTTTGGCTACAAACGTATAAGGCAACAGCTGTTTCAATTTTTCATAAAAAAATGGAACAGGCGGGACTTGAACCCGCGACCCTTGCCCATAACTGGCAACGCACGGCCTTCTGTGCTTCTGTCCCTGTTGTGATATACGCCCCTCC